GGTTTCCAGGTGAGAGTCGGAGTTCGGGGAACTTGGCTCGGCTTCCGACGTGGTGAACCTCGAATGATCGCTCTTGGGATTCGTGGTGCCGGCCGCATCGCTGGCAGGTTCCCCGATCCCGCGCCCACACAGCCGCACTGACGCGCTTCCACTCTTTCGAAGTGTAGAAGGCATCATGCTCTGCGGTGATCCCGCCGCGCCAACAGTGGTTGTTGGCCCCGCGGTTGTGATCGTACGCGCAAGCAGGGCTGCAAAATCGGCGGTCGCGGTATGTCGGAGAAACCATGCGTTCGCGTCCGCAATGCTCGCAGACAGCAAGCACCTTCCGAGACTGTGTATCTGAAGATCGCCGGTTGCGTAGTTGAGTAGCACATTCACGGCTACAGCACTCTCGCAATCTTGACGGGGTGTGCTGGAACTCATGCCCGCAGACGGCGCAGACGGAGGTGACGCGCTTCCGACGGCACGCGAGACACTCTTTGGCGACCTGCGACTTGGGCGCTCCGCAGGCGCATTTCTCTGAGTGTTCTCGGCTGAGAGGCATACCGTGATTATAGCAGTTTCTTCGACTTCAGGGAATCCCTGTAGCCGCTCGCACTCCAGCGGCGTGAGTCGGCGCACGGCGTACCCTGCACGGGCGAGCCGCGGCGGCTCGCCCGTGGTGAGCGCGAAGCTGCTGCCGTCGTCGCGTGTGGCGATCTGCTGGCCCGGCCGCTTGCTGAACGCGGGGGCCATGACAATCGGCGGCCCGTCGTGGACCGTCGTGAGCGTCGGCGAGAAGCCTTCGGTTATCTCGGCGTTCGCGCATCCCTGCGCCATTACGAGCATCTTGTCGCCGCCACCCTGCGATTCCCGGAGCGCGAATGAGCAATCGTCGCCGAGTTCGATGTCGGCACCGTCCTCGCGGCCCCGGAGGGCGACCGCCACGGCTCCGTAGCCGCTCCCAGGCTTACCGCCGCCCGTCGAGAGTGCGTGTGCCACGTCAGACGTGACGACCTCGCCGCGGTGGTTCTCGGAGAAGGACACCGCGTCCGGCACCATGACACCGTGCAGGTCGCGTGTCGTGAGCGAGTACATCGCGCCGTCATCGTTGATGCCTATGCCGTTTTGCTTCCGTTCGCGGGGGCAGTTGACCGACTGGAGCGCCACCTCCGGAACGAGATGGCCCGCTGCGGCTCCACTGGCCCCAGGGTCATAGCCACCCGTTCCAGCTCGAGCCTCAAGGGTTCCGGCAACTCCCGCTCCCGATTCGCGGCGCGGCGCAGGATGCCCGCGCAGGCTTTCGCGCTCAAGTAGTACCGCTGCGGCACGCTGCCAGTCGGCTCCAGCACATCCGACAACGAACACACGCCGGCGTCGCTGGGGGACGGCACGAGAGTGTGATTCCACTCGGACGTATTGAGCGTCCAGCACTCGGTAGGCGAACCCATACCCGAGTTCGACCAGCCCCCCGAGGAAGGCTCCAAACGCCCGTCCGCCATCGACCGACAGCACACCGGGGACGTTTTCCCAGACCACCCACTCTGGGCGCACAGCATCAACAGCGCGGAGATATTCGAGGGCCAGGTTGCCACGAGGGTCAGCCAGTCCCTTCCGCAGTCCTGCGACGCTGAAGGCTTGGCAGGGACTTCCTCCAACGAGAACATCGACTCCTGCATACGGGCTCCAGTCGGTCACGGCGGTGATATCGCCCAGGTTCGGCACGGACGGGTAGCGATGCGCGAGTACCGCACTCGGGAACGGTGCCGGATCGGCGAACGCGACCGGCTCCCATCCGAGCGGCTCCCACGCGACGGAGGCCGCCTCGATTCCCGAGAACAGCGAAAGGTAGTTCACGACACCCCCCATGCCCTATGCCACGCAGCCTTCCCGCCGGCGCGGTACGCCTTCACCGCACGCCAGCAGGAGCACTCGCCGCACAGCCGCCAGTCCTTGTGGTGATGCCCCGGCGCGAAACCCATGCCGCGCTTGTGCTTCCACGAGGGCATGAACTGGAACAGCCCGGTGGCGCCGGTGTGCTTGTTGACCGAGTGCGGATGGAAGTGGGACTCGCGTTCGACGATGCGCAGGCCGCGCGAGAGGACCCAGCGCGTAGAGGCCGCGCTCAGGTGGTAGTGGTCGGCCGCCGCAGTGATGTAGCCGCGCACCTGCGACCGGGTGAGCGTGGTTGCGGCGTGCGCTGGCGTGACACCGAGCGCCAGCAGCAGCGCGACCACGAGCGCGATCGCCAGCAGATAGACCACGAGGATCAGCGCGCGGACCCGGTTCATGCGCTCTCCTCGGACGGCTTCGGGCCAGGGGTGGCGTCGTATGCGGTCAGGGCGGCGCGGAGCCGCTCGCTGTTGCGCGACACGTTCCCGTACGTCGGTGGCACCATGCCGCGTGCCGCCTCCACCACACGCACCGCCGCGTCACGCTGGCGCTCGGCGGTGGCGAGGCGGGTGAGGATGCGGTCGAAGGCGGGCAGGCACAGCCACGTCGCGGGGTCGAACACGTTGCAGACGCTTGCCCCGGCGCACTCGTCCGTGCAGCAGCCGCCCATCGCCAGCCGCACCAGCGCCTCGTCCGTTCCAGCCGGGGTGTTAGGCATCGGTGGCCTCGCTCTCGTAGTCCCACATCGGGCATCCCTCTCCACACTCGACTCCGTGGATGAGGAACGCCATGCACACATTCGGGCAGTCACCGTCGAGCAGACAATGATCGCGGACTTCTGCGCTCACATCGTCGCCGATGTAGCCGTACACCTGATTCTCGTCGCGCACCCATGCTTGGTCGCCGCTGATAGCAACGATGGCGGGGGTCGAACAAGACGGAGTGTGCTGCACGCGGTCGCCGGGTGCGAATGTGTCAGTCATGCGGTGCCTCCTCGCCGTTGTCACGCTGCTCGATCCGCTCGTGGATGCGGCGGTCGTTCTCGAAGTCGACCTCGGCCTGCGCCGCGTCGGGGACATGCGCGCAGTTCGGATGGAACTCGGCACACAGTCCGTGGCCGCACGGGGCCATCCAGCAGGTCGCGGGATCCGGGTCACTCATCGTCGGTGCCACCACGGAGTTCCCTCCTCTCGCGGTGCTTGCGAACGCGCCAGGACTCGCCCTCGACCGCGATCTTGTCGGTGAGTTCCACGAGTCGATCCGTGATGCGTTCGCCGTAGCACTCCTTGAGCTCGTCGTAGTCGAGGTTGCTCGTGGCGATGAACGGGATCTGGCGCAGGCTCGCATCATCGAAGAACGCGCCGAGCCTGTCCGGTATCCAGTCGGCCGGCTTCTCAGCTCCGATGTCGTCCAGCAGGATGATGTCGAACGGCCTGCCCCGCCAGTCGCGAACGGACAGAGGAGCGGGCGCCGCACGGCCGCCGCCGAAGCTGGCGAGCGTGGCTGCGAGGTAGCGCGTGATGCTGATGACGCCCACGGAGATCCCCGCGGACGCGAGGTCGTAAGCGAGCGACCAGGCGATGTGCGACTTGCCCACCCCGGCGGGTCCGGTCAGGAACACGCCGACATGCTCCTCGCGCAGGTTCTCGAGCGCGTCGGCTCTCCACGCCTTCGCCGCCTTGAGCGCCTTGCGGAGTGCGGGCGTCGGCGTCTTGAAGGTGCCGAGCCCTTCGTTGATGAACTTCGGAGGTATCCATTCGAGCAGCGATACCAGCGTGAGCGGCATCTCGTCCAAGATGTGCTCCCTTCTCTCAGAGGCCAGCGTAGGCGTTCGGCCGGCCCGACTTGAAGTTCCGTGCGCTCAGTCCGCTTTTCTTGCCGTTCGCGTGCATCTCGCGCTCGATGGGATCGGCCTCGTCGAGGAAGCGCTCGTAGCCTCTGGCGCGCTGCATGAAGTCGGCGAGCGTCCATCGGTAGGTCCACTGCGACTTCGGGTCGAGCAGACAGACGCCGAAGTTGGCGATGGCGTGTTCGAGCTCAGTGAGCGACTCCTCGCTGCTGCGCGACATGTCGAGCGTTTCGAGTGCCTTCGTGATCGCCTTCTCCATCACCGGGGTCATCGCTAGGTGCTGTGTCAGGTGCTTGCCCTGGAACTCGTAGGACTTCCAGAACTCGAAGATGCGATCGAGCCGATCATCGCGAACCTTCGCGGGCGCGCGCTTCCTTGTCTTCTTCACTGGAAGATCATCAAGGTCAACACCATGTAGTTCTTTTAGCCCCCCGTTTTTCGCGGCATGTCCTACCGTGACGCCGGGGGTCACGGCACTACCTTCGACCTGCGCTTTCTTCTTCGCGCGCGCGAGGACTTCCGATTCTACCGTGTCCTCCCACGACACGGCACTCTCGGGCGTGTCCACTTTGTCCACAGAGTTATCCACAGGCTGTGAACACGGGTTCTCGCACGCGAATCCGCATCCGGTCCGGTGCAGCGTCACACTGAGCCCCGCGCTGTCGCGCCCGTTCACCTTGCCGCCGGAGAACACAGCGAGGTCGAGATCGGAAAGCATCCCGAGTGCCTTGCGGAGCGTCTGGTAGGAGGTGCCGGACATCTCGACGAGCTCCTTGTGCGAGGTGGTGAATGGTGTGCCGTATTCGGGGCACAGCCGCAGAAGCGCGCCGTAGACAATGAACCCGTAGGGTCCCATCGCGCGCAGTTTCGAGAGCGCGTAGCGGGTCAGCGGTATGCAGCCGGAGGGCGCGCTCACTTGGATCCGGCACCGCCCCAGGGCCACACGATCGCACTCACGATTCCGAGCCGCTCCTTGTTCGTCTTCGGGCGGCGCCCGAGCGCAGTCTCGCCCATCTGCCAGAGCAGGAACGCATCGGCCTCGTCGTTGTTGCTGCCCTCGAAGCCGAAGTCGCGGATGGCGTGGGCCATCATCATGTCCTTGCTGGCGTTGCCGTTGTGAGCCGCGAACCGCTTGAGAGCCGCTGGCGGGATGTCCACCCAGGGGATGTCGCCTTCGAGCAGCATGAGTTTCACGATGCCGGTGAGCTGTCCCGTGTCGAACGCCGCAGGTGAGCGATGTACCGAGCCTTCGACCACCACATGCGTCGTGCCGGTATCTGCGATCTCCTTGCGGATGGTGAGCGCGATGTGGCGGCAGCGCATGATGTCGCCGTGGAGTTTGTCGGCCGTCGGCTTGGTGACGATGCGCGTCGTCAAACCGTCCGGCCGCGCGAGTCCGGTGCCTGTCAGGGACAGGTCGAGCCCCATCATCCGAACCGCGTCCTGCGTCATGGACGACTCCCCTCCGAGATGGAACTGAGAGTATGCGCCACTGGATCGGCGGCTTGCAAGATGCTCTCGACGGTGACTGACCGGATGCCCAGCAGCGGGAACGCGATGAGCACGGACAGGCGGTTCGCGGACGGTTTGAGGATGTAGCCCTGCTCTGCGAGTGGGGCGAGCCGAACGAGCGCCTGCGTCATGTTGATGTCGCGCAAGAGTGCGAGCGCGTCATCCACGGATCGTCACCGCCGAACCCGACGCGCCCTTCTTGACGGTGATCTGCTGCGGGAACGCGTCCTTGAGCGAGTCCTCGTGCGTCACGAGCAGCACGAACGGCACCGACGCGGCCATGATGTGCAGGCACGCGATCAGTTCCGCGTTGCCGCTCTCGGACAGGTAGGGCGGCTCGTCGACCACGAACATGTCGACATGGCCTGAACCGATGGCCGACAGGAAGCGCGACAACCCGACCGACAGCGCGAAGAAGATGCGCGTCTTCTCGCCGCCGCTGTACGACTCGATGGGGCGCGTGCCGAGCGAGTCGGTCACGAGGATGTCGAGCGTCTCGCGCACGCCGCCACCCTTGTTCTCACGCTGCGTGGAGAGTGTGAGCGACATCCCGTCGGTGAAGCGGCCGAGGAAGTCGTTGGCGAACGCCTCGATCTCGGCGACCGCGCCTTCGAGCATCCGGCCGGGGATGCCACCCTTGCCGTATGCCTTCACGAGCAGCGCCAGCAGGTCCGCGCGCTTCCGGCCGCCGGCGAGGGACTCCTCCGTTGATGCGAGTTCGGCGCTCATCTTAGCAGCGGTCGCCATGCTCGCCTCGATGCGGCCGCGGTCGCGGTTCGCGCTGTCGAGTGACGCGCGGAGCTGCCGGAGCGACTCCTGTGCCTCGGCCGAGTCGTCTGCCGGAGCAGCCGCAACAGCAGCCAGCGTCTTCTTGTAGGCCGCCTCCGTCTTCTCCACGTCCATATCGGCGGCCTCGGACTTCTCGGTCAGCGATGCGAACTCTACGCGCGTGTCAGCAATCCGCGCCTCTAGCGTGGTGCGCTTCGCGACTTGGAACGCGAGCGCGCGTGCCTCCGTGAGCCGCTGTGAGGCTCTGTGCGCCTCGTTGCGTGCGGAGGCGAGGGAATCAGCGTGCGGCACCACATCGGGCGGCCTGAGTGAGTCCAGCGTCTCAGCGGCGGCATCGGCGGAGGTCTGCGCCATGTCGTATGTCACGGAGAGCGCGTTGCGGGTCGCGTCGTAGCTCGCGCCCTTGACCTCCTGCCCGCACACCGGACAGGTCGGCGACTTCTTGGCATCGAAGTCCGCGAGGTGCTTGCGCGCCACGCCGACCGCGATGTCCGCCTCGCGCACGATCTTCTGAGCGCGGGTTTCCTGCTCGACGAAAGCAGCGTAGGCGCGCTCCTGCTCTGCGAGCGTTTCCATGCTCTCCCGCGCCGTTTCGACTTCGGCTTCCAGCGCGGGGATGTCCGGCACCTCTGTCGGGAGTGTGGCGAGTTCCTTCTCGAGGTCCGAGAGCCGTATCTCGCACACGTCAGCCGCGCCGTTCGCTGTACCCTGGCGCCCGGAAGCGTCGATCAGGGCTGCGTTCGTTGCCCGAACCTCCGCGTTCAGACGCGCCCGCTCCTCGCGCGCTGCGGTACCTGCCTCCACGATCTTCTCGGTGAGCGCGATGCCCGCCGTGCGCTGTTCGATGGTGGCCGCGAGCGTGAGCAGTTCATCCTCAAGCATGGACACATCCGGCATCTGCTCGGTCAGCGCGCGTATCCGCGCCTCGCCATCACGAAGCGACTCCTGCTGGTCGGCCAGCGCCAGCTTCGCGCCGGACTCGAGCGCCGACCACTGGCGCATCGGCAGGTTCGCCAGCAGCCAGTCCTTGCGCGAGGCCGGATCCATCTTCGCGAACGCCCCGAGTTCGTCCTGCGGGATCAGGTGCGCGAGTGAGAACCCGGCGAAGTCGCAGCCGAGCAGCTCGACGATCGCGGAGTCCACGTCGCGGACCTTCGGCTCACAGACGGGAGCGTAGCCGGGATCGCGCGTCTCGGCAGTCACGGTGCCCCTGCGTTCGAGCGTGGCCTTCTGCGACTTGCCGTGCTCGCGAGTGGCGCGGTAGCGCTGCCCGTTCACGTCGAACACGAACACGATGCGGAAGCCAGCGGCCCCCTGCCGAACGAACCCGTCGAGCGAACCGACGGCCGAGCCGAACAGCGCCACCGAGATCGCGGTGAGGAGCGTGGACTTGCCCGCGCCGTTCTCGCCGACTACCGCTGCCAGCGTCACCTCGCTCAGGTCGACATCGACATCGGCGAACGAACCGAAGTTGGACAGTTGGAGGTTGAGCGGTTGCACCTGTATCTCCCCTCGCTAGAACAGCGGTTTGGTCTGGTCGTCCTTCTGTGTCTCCTCGCGCGGCTTGGCCTCTCCACACGGCTTGCCGCTCGCGGGAACGATGATGCGGAAGCGGACGCAGTTGTACGCGGGCTTCGTCTTGAGCACGACGAGGTGGTCCGTGTGGAACCTGCACTCGCCACAGTTGCGGACGCAGCCGCAGTCCCTACACATCGGGCGTGGTGCGTTCGATCTCGCGCTGCGCGATGTCGCGCTTGCGAGCGTGGTCGGCATCGAGATGTCCCTCGTCCTCGGCGACGGTGCGCTCGGGCAGGAATGAAAGCGCCGGCGGTTCGAGCCCGAAGTCCTCGGTCAGGATGGCGCGACCGGCCGCCGCGCGCGTCTCCGGCGTGGAGCAGCCCACTTCCATGTCGAAGCCGTCGAGCGTGGAGAGCGCGGCGGCCTCGCGGGTGAGCGAACGGCGCACGACCTCGAGGATGCCCTCGCTCTCGTGCTCGGAGTGCAGGAATCCCATGCGGACGGAGAGCACGCGGCCGTTGGCGAACACGAGTCCGATGCCCGCGTTGTTCGGCATCTGCACCGCGCCTCTCAGCGTGGCGCCGGACAGTTCAGCAACGATCGCATCGACGGTGACGGGTCCCATGTGGTGCTCCTCTCAGTTGTGGCGGCGGCCTTCGCGGACCTTGTGGCGCGGGCGCGGCGACTCGAAGCGGCCGGTGAGCAGTTCCCACATGATGCGGAAGACGCTCTTGCGCGGCTTCACTCGGTCCAGACCCTCACACCGAGCACGACATAGCCGGGGGCGAGTCCGATACCCGTGCCGATGTAGGTGATCTGCCGGAAGGTCGAGCGGCCGGTGTAGGACTTCGACTCGGGGTTCCACTCGCGCAGTTCCAGGTAGTCGTCCACCGCGAACTTGCGGTCGTTCGCGCGCACCTCGAACGGCTTGCTGCCGTCCACGACCGCCGCGAAGTATTCCGGCCATATCTTGAGCTCATGGACATGCGGTAGGCGGCTCACTTGGCGCTCCCTTCGAGCATCTCACGAGCGGCGGTGAGCTTCTTGAATCCCTCGTCGGACCCCGCGTCGGTGTCGGGGTGCAGCCGCTTGGACGCAGCGCGATATGCGCTCTCCATCGTCGGCTTCATACGGAGCACCATCACCGGGTCGATCGAGTCGTCGTGATCCCAGCCGGCCGAGTCGATGATGAACCAGGCGGCATCTTCGAGCGTTGAGAAGCCGCTCGCGGGCGGCAACGCCTCGAACCCGCGGTACTGCTCGTCGCTCTCCGTGGCACCCCAGCGGTTCACGGCGCGCAGCGCCTCAAGGGTCAGCGCGATTGCGCGCAGGTTGTCCTCGTAGCGCGTGTACCGCGACGCGATGAATGTGAGCGTGCCGCGTTTCGCCGTCTGGACTGTGAGTGCGACGGTCGGCGTGGTCGGCCGAGCGGATGAACGCAGACCGCCGCGGAGCAGTAGCGCGCTCGTGTCCACATCGACCTGCAGCACGGGGTCCGCATCCTTGACGGGGCCGAGGCTCGCGATCTCGCGTTCGAGCAGATCCATCGTCTGCTTCTCGGTCGACTTGAACTGCGCGGACTCGCGCCGAATGCCCTGGGGGACGCGCTCTTGCGTCTCTCGGGACAGCGGGCGGATGAGGATGTTCACGCGAGCACCTTCCCTTCGATTTCCGTCTGCAGCCTGAGCAGTTCGGGCAGGTTCGCCTCGTACTCGCCGCCCACCATCTCGGAGTAGGAGCGCAGCGCGTCCGACGGCTTTGCATCGACCTCGATCAGCCGCACCGTCCGCGCCTCGTGGCGCGTGAACTTCACGGCCGGCTTCGAGACATGGAGCGCGCCGAACTTGTAGAGTTCGTCGGTCAGCGCGGCGATGGCCGAAGCGGTCTGCTCCCCGGCTGCGGCCTCTCCCACGATGCGGCACACTGCGCCGGGGATAGGTTCGGACATGCCGTCGAGCGGGATGTCCACGAACCGCACGCTCGGTGTGAGGATCTCCTCCACCGCGATCTGCCCGTCCTCGTTCGTGATGTGCAGGATGCGCGTGGGCTGGTCGCGCTCGCCGGAGTCGGAACGCACGGGCGAGCCGATGTAGGTCACGTCGTTGTAGTCGCCGTGAAGCACCTGCGGCCGGTGGATGTGGCCGGAGAACACGGCTGCGAGCTCGGGGCGGTCGAACACGGAGCGCGGCACCATGAAGTCGGATGACTCCCCGAGCTGCGGCTGCACATCGCTGTTGTAGGTGGCACCGCCGATGGTGAAGTGAGTGACGGCAACGAGCGGAACGCCGGCGCGCTTCTGCGAGCACAGGTCGGCCACGATGCGTTCGAGCGCGCCCGCCATGTAGCGGTTCTGCTCGCCCACGAGCAGGTCGGGGTAGGCGGACGCCACGAACGCACGCGAGAACCAGGGGATCAGCGCGAGGTCGATGCCATCGAAGGACTCGACGGCGGGTTTCCACTCGACGGCGTTACGGAACGCCTTAGTCGCGAGCGGTGACATGACACCTTCGCCCACGGCGAGGTCGTGATTGCCGGGGATGATGCGGTCGGCCTTGAGCAGTTCGGCAGCGTTGTACGCCCATGCCTGCGGGCGGACAGAGGTGAACAGGTCGCCAGCCACGATGAGCACGGATTCGAGGTCCGTGGTCGTGTCTGAGATGAACTGCGCGACCTGGCGCGCCTCGTTCTGGCGCCATGAGGGTGAGCCGTCGAGAGCGGGACCGTCGTGCGTGGTGAGGCCGAAGTGCGGGTCGGCGCACAGGATGATGCCGCTCATTTGGCCTTCGCCTCCTCCGCGCAACGAGCAAGGAGTTGGCCGCCTTGACGCTCCCGAGCGGCGTCCCGAGCGGCGTCCCAAGCGGCGGCCCAAGCGGCGTCCCAAGCGGCGGCCCAAGCGGCGTCCCGAGCGGCGGCCCAAGCGGCGGCCCAAGCGGCGTCCCGAGCGGCGTCCCAAGCGGCGGCCCGAGCGGCGTCCCAAGCGGCGTCCCAAGCGGCGTCCCAAGCGGCGGCCCGAGCGGCGTCCCAAGCGGCGGCCCAAGCGGCGGCCCGAGCGGCGTCCCAAGCGGCGGCCCGAGCGGCGGCCAACTCCTTGCTCGTTGCGCGACCGTCCGCGAAGCGACGTGCCGTCTCGATAGCCGCACGCGGGCGCTTGTCGTTCGGGTAGTCGCGCTCGTAGAGGTCGAGCACGCCCTCCGCGCAGTCGCACGCGAACAACCGTGCCGCGCGCTCCGTGAACACGCCTACCTTGCGGACTCGGCGCACCGACTCGCACGCCGCCTTGTCGTTGCCCACGACCACAGCGCCGCGAACGGCGAACTCGTACACGGTGTCGCCGATCTCAAGATGCTCGATCAGGTCGCGCGCCTTGCAGACGTGGTAGCCGCTCTGGCAGAGAACGGGCGTGGTGTCCGGCATCCAGCGGTTGTGCGGATACTCGATCACGACAGCCCCACCGACAGCCTTCGACTTCGTACCCCGCAGCGCCTTGTAGTAGGTGCTCACTGAGCACCGCCTTCGTCGACGAGGCAGAGTACGTGGCGGTCGTTGTCCGGTTCCTGTGAGAGGATGGCGAGCCGCAGCGGACGCGAGCCGCCGTCGGCATCCGTCAACTCGAACTCCACCTGGCGGTCGCCGTCTTCGAGCACGGCATCCTTGAGCATCTCGATCAGTTCAGTCGCCTTCACAGCGCCTCACCACCGCTCGTGGCGCGATTGAACAGCGCGACGAACTCGGCCATGAGCGCGATCTGCGCGGCCGTCGGGGGAGCGATGGGCTTGCCCGCTGCAAGCGTCTCCGTGTTCCAGTTCGCGACGTTCTGGAAGTAGTCCGGGTCCTTCGCGAACACCGATCCCATCGTTTCGCCGCGGTAGGCGCCGACAGCGAGGACATGCTCGGCGAGCTGCTCGAGGCGCGTGATGTCGGTGTCGTCGACCACTTCGCCTTCGATGACCTCGCCCGTCTCGGCATCGGCACCGGAAGCATCGACATCGGGGTCGGGCTCGGCGAACGGGATGTCCTCGCCAGCCTCGCCCTCGGTGAAGTCCTCCTCCGGTTCGGGGAGAGCGGCCTGAGTCGCGCCAGGGCCGTAGAGAGCGGCGGTGTCAGCACCGACGAGCGAGGCCACCATCGCGAGCGTCGCGGGATCCTCGGTGTCGGGCGACCACGCGTGCGAGATGACGAGGAACGACTTGGCCGCTTCCTGCGCCGTGTACGCCTGCTTGATGGACAGCGCCTGCCGGAGCACGCCGTTCATGGCCTTGCTGCGGATCATCTGCGCGCGCTTCTTGGCCGAGAACAGAAACTCCTTCTCGACCTTCGCGTTGTACTCGGGCGTGCCGGGGGTCTTGCCGTACTGACCGCTGGATGACGATGCCTCGATCTCCATGAGCGCGATCTGCGGCTGCCACTCCTCGTCGGCCGTGAGTGCCTTGAGCGTGCCGTCCGGCTTCCGCACATAGCCGACGGCGTGGTAGGTGTACGAGTCCACCCGCATCTTCTTGCCGCCGGGAAGTTCGATGATCTCGACCTCGCCCTTGTGCGCGCACGACTTGTCGGGATCCCACGAGATACCAGCGGCATCGCCGAGCTTCTGCAAGCCGACCTTCGTGGGCGCGAGTTTGCCCTGCAGCTTGTAGAAGTCGGCACCGGCCTCGGGATCGGGGTTGAGGGTGACGACGGTGAACGACGGGGTGAAGAACGACGACCCCTGCGTGATGACTGCGCTCGGCGCGAGTACATTGAACTTGCCGGACAGCGCCGGCGGGATCGCCAGTATCGTCTTGCCGGACGCGTCCACCTGCATGATCGCCTGCGCGAGTTCCTGCCGCTCCGTGACCTTGCGCGTGGCGAGGTCGGTGACTGTTGCTTCTGCCATGTGCCTACTCATCCCCTTCGATTGAGAACCAGCGGGTCGCCAGCGACATCGCGATCTCACTCGGCATGGTGAGGTCGTCCTCAGCGATGCGAGTGAGCGCGACGACGAGGTACATCGGTGTGGAGATGTCACGCCCCGGAGCGGCGTTGCCGTTGATGATGCGCGAGAGAAACGGCTTCTGCAGGACGCGGCCCTCGGGCATGTCCCCGATCATGTCGATCGTGTGCTCGAGGAATCCGGGCAGCGAGCCGTGGATGACGACCAGGCGTTCCTTGAGTTCAGGCCGCGCCTTCCACCGCATCACTGCCATCGCCTTCACCCGCCTTCGGTTCCGGGTCGTTGCGGTGCGCCTCGTAGTAGACGACCTCGCGCTCGAACTGTGCGAACTGGCGCATCGTGCGCTCGCGCAGGCCGATGATCTGCTCCTCGGTGTCGTCCATCCCGACCGTCATCTTGGTTTCGAGCTTCCCGGTCGGGGTGCGCTTGATCGAGATGCGCGACTGCGTGGGCTCGTACTCCGTGAGCGTGCCCGTCTGTTCCTCACCGCCCGAGTGCGCGCCGAAGTCGTCGGGCAGCGATGCTCCCTCAACCATGAGTCCCTCCATCCCTCGTCGTCCGTGCCTACAGGTAGTTCCGTCCTCCTGTTTATACTCCGTCGTGCAAGCGGTGTCAACGGGGACTTCACCGGAGAAAGTGAAACCCTCGCGGGGGGACGAGTCCCGCGAGGGTCCTATCGGTCAGAGCGTTCGCAGCGGAGGGGGAAGGAGGCCGCGTACCGCTCGATGACCCGCTACTTCCCCCAGTGCCACGCGAGCAGGGCATCGAGCCACGCCGCAGTGAACCCGATCTTGTCCTTCATCACCGGGTAGGCCAGTTGCGCGATCGTGAACACGGAGACGATGAACGCCAGCAGCGTTACCGGCGCGAACGCCAGACCCGCGACGAATGTGCCGAGGATGCCCACGAAGATACTGACGCCGAACGCCGCATAGGTCTTCGCCGTCTTCGACCAGTTGCACTCAGCGATGGCACCGGCCACGAACGGAACGCCCACGCCGAGTACGGCCGGCCAGAAGTGAACCAGGATGTCCCACAACGCGTTGAGCCAGTCTTGCATGACGAACCTCCTACTCTGTGTCGGTGCCGCCTGCTCTGATCGCATCGGCGGCCTTTTCCGCGGCAGCGTCTTGGGCGCGCCGCTCGCCCGGTATCTTGCGTGACGGGCAGCCCTTGATCTCGCACCTGTCGGAGTCGGCATACGCCTCGAGCACGCTGCGCATCGTCTCCGTGTTGCCGCGCTCGATCTCGCTCACGCGCTTCCGCAGGTCCCCGACTTCCTTCGCCAGCCGCTTCTCTCGGGTCAGCGCGTCGTTGAGCTGCTTCGTGATCTGGACGTTCTGCTCCTTGAGCGCCGTGATGATCTCGTCTTTCAGCGCCAGCGCGGTCGCCATGTCCGCGTTCTTGTCCTCGCGGTTTTCGGCACGCTCATCGCGCTTGTTCTTGAGGCGGCTGTAGAACTGCGTGCCGAGCATCCCCATGAAGGCGGAGAACGCTGCGACGGCAGCGACAACGACCGTACCGTTGGACTCGATCATCGCGCCGCCCTCCTGGGGATGTAGACGCTCACTGACCGAGTAGCTTCCATGTGACGGCGCCGACGGCGCTGCCGAACAGCAGATGCTGCTGGCGACGGAAGGTGTGGACGGCCGCGGCCGTGTCCTTGCCGAAGTCGCCGTCGAGGGCGACCTTGAGTCCGTGCGCGCACAGACGCTTCTGGATCCACACGACGTCGGGACCGTGAGCGCCCTTGCCGATGATGTGGCCGGGGTACTTGCGCGTGGCGGTCGCGGGCTTAGGCTTGGGAGCAGGCTTCGACTCCGGTGCGAAGTTGTGCCGGATGTAGCCGAGGATGTTGGCGCGGCGGTTCTGGCGGCTCACGCGGTCGCTCACGTTGCCACCGACGGTGTTCACGCCGCCCGAGATCGGGTAGATGCACGTCTCCACATGATCCGGCTGGTTCTTGGCTCGTGGGCTGTTCGGCCAGTGGAGGTAGAGACTGTCCCCCGGCTGGATGCCCCTGATGCCGTCGTGCCAGGTACCGTTCTTGCGCCCCTGAGCGACCGCAGCCATCGTGGAGGCCGTCTTGAGATGCACGACGCCCATCTTCCACGCGCAGTACCAGTCGAATATCTGGCACCACGCGACGCGGATCCACCCGAACGCCTTGCCGTAGATGGTGACGTTGCTCCCGAGCGGCGTTTCTTTGATGCCGACTTGGGACAGCACGAACTTCACATACGCGGATCTCGTCGGGAGGGCCATGTCAGTCCTCCTCTCCGTCGCCGAAGTCGACCTCGGCTTGCGCGTCGGACTGGTCGCCGTCTTCCTCGCGCACCCGGTTGTCCGACTGCTCGACCGGGTAACTCACCCCGTCGACCGTATCGCACGGCACCTTCTTGTCGTCGATCATCACTGCCGCACCTCCTCTCGCTCGCCCATCTGAGGGCAGTATACGCACTCTCACGAAAGTCCGCGAAGCGTCTGCTGAACGCTCGACAGCGTGGTTGCGAAGCGGCGCCGCGGCACGCCCACCACGATCGAGTCCTGCGTGGCATCGATATACGAGCGGTTCATCTCGCACAACGGCAGCGGAAGCGGCGTGTCGAGCGAGCCGGGAAGCAGCCGGTCGCGCACACCGACGAGATCCCCGAGGCGCACGGCCTCGTGCTCGAATGTGCCCGCTCCGGCGTGTTGCTCCGGGTACCGTTCCAGCATCACCGCGTCGAGCGTGTAGGTGACGGCGGGCTTCACCGCGACCAGCAGCCGCGCGTAGGCGGCAGCGATGACATCTGCGGCCGTGGCGAGCGCCGTGTCCGTGAACTCCACGAAACGGTTGTAGCGCGAGCCGTCGTAGTCGAGGATGCCGTAGCGGGCGAGCGCATCGGGGTCGCTGAGGAAGTCCTGGCCGGACGGCTTGTCGAGCGCATCGCCGTCATCGACCGACCACACGGCATCGCCCATCGTCACGCCGGCGGCACCGAACCCGCGCACGGCCGTTCCACACGGGAGCATGTCGCCGTAGCGTTCGATGCTCTTGATGTTGTGACCGTAGGTGAACAGGACGCGGGGAGTCGTCAGACCGCGCGACTGCACGAGGTCGATCGTGCGCGCGACGACGCGGCTGCCCTGCACCGTGACATGGGCATACGGCTCGAGGCGGGCAGCGGTGGCGAGTGCCAGCCAGCGACTCCACACAGAAGCCGATGACGCCCAGTCGAGGTCGGGGAGCACGCCGCCCCACTCGATCGTCCCGGCCGTCCATCGCGTACCGGCGAGCAGGTCGGGCGCCACGACGCTCGCTGCGGAAGCGGTGTAGGTGATCCCGCGCACGAACGCCTGTGTGAGTTCTTGCTCGATTCCGTCGCACGTCGCCGTCTTCGTTTCGCGGCCGTCGCTGTCGCGCCCGACCGAGAGCCCGCGGACCCGGAACTCGCGTGCGTTGCCGTCGAGGTCGGCGAAGATAACGTGGCAGCCATCGACGAGGTAGTCCGCCGCCGGGTGGTCCGCTTGGCAGGTGAAGGTGTAGGTGTTCAGGTAGTTGCCGGACTTGCCGTCAGCGGTGATGTGCAGTCGCTCCGTGTGCTTGTCGGAGAGTATCTTGCACGCCTTCGGAGACACCGCGTCGCCCGTGCCGCCGCCCACCATCGTCGCTCGCACGATCTCCTGCGCGTCGCAGACATGGATCTGGAACGGAGCGATCGGAACCGGGGCGGGGGGGCGGACGATGAGCTCTGAGTTTTCGCCGAGAAGGATGATGCTGTCATGCGCGGGGATCGTGACGCTCGTGCACGGCAGACCCGTGTTGATGGCGGGCTGCTGGCTTCCGTCGATCTTGGTGTATTCCTTGTCGAGCGTGATGGTCACGGGGGCATCGGCAGGGTTGACCAGCACGGTCGCGTGTTCGTAGTCGCGCCGCCAACCGCCCCCCTCCAAGATCCACGGCGCGTCGCCGAGTACCAAGCCGAAGACCACGTCGAACTCGTCCGCCCACAGCCGCGTGTTGATGTCGTGACCCTGCGGTTCCCACACGAACGGCGCGTCAACCAGCCGGCAGGTGCCGAATCCGAAGCGCATGACGCGGTAGTCGGTGTCTGACGGCGGGCTGGTCGTGGCGTAGGGGCCGAGGCAGGTGTAGGTCGGCGTGCGTCCCTGCGACACCTCATCGAACAGCGACAGGTGCTCGCCATCGATCATGCCCTCGTAGGTGTACGGCCCACGGACGACGAGGTTCCACAGAGCCAAGTCCCACGATGCGGTTGGCTGCGCCTCGCGGTACGCCCCGTCATACGCGGAGGGGTTCGGGGTTGGCTGGTTCTCGACAAGGATTGCGTCCCCGATTGCGGCACGCAGACCGTCTGAGATTGCGCGCCCACCCACGTTCCATGCCGTGTTGAACGCCGTGTAGTCGGTCAGCAGCGTGTTCGTGCGGGCGTAGTCGATGTTGCGCGTCTTGCCAGCGAACACAATCCAGCCCTTGTTGCCGTCAGCGTCGTCGAGCATGATGCCATCGAAGTCGCTTGCCGCAAGGAACTCGGCGTGCTTGCGGATGCAGTATTGCGCCCACGTCTCCGCGCCGTGCCCCACGTCCACGGTCGGGCACTGGTCGGTGAGGTCCATGACGGGCGTGGCCGCGTCCCAGTTCGTGCAGACCTGTGCGATGCGCGCGCCTGTCGCGTGAGCCGATGCGCCCGCGCTCCCGATGCCGCGCACGTCCAGCGTGAGCGTTCCGGCCCCCGTGTCGATGGAGGCGATGCGCGCGAGTTCCGCGTCCGCGCCCTCACCGATGACGACCAGCGCGCCCGCGTCGAACAGCGGGATGGTGATCGCCGTGAGGTCGGACCAGTACACGTCCGACGAACCAGCTCCGCCGTCCTCACGCTGCATCTGCAAGGTGATGGTGTCCGCGCCGTCGGGGATGGTGTACGCCCGCGTGCGCTCGTGCCATGCGCCGTCGAGTTCGAGCGCGGAGAGGTAGGTGGTCCCCGGCTGGTAGAGCATGACGTACTGCACGGGGTCAGAGCCCGTCACGACCATCTGCACGTCATGCGTTCCCGCGCCGGTGCCTTTGCCCCAGATGCTCACGGAGAACCGCTGCCCCGGCGTGACGGACTTGGCCTGCCCGAGAGCGCCCCACACCGCGCCCGTCGTCTGCTGGATACGGACGGCGTTGCCGCCACTGTGCCCCGCCGAGCCGACGACGGATATCGTTGTCGTCCCGGCGTCAGTGAACGAACCGGACCCCGCAAAGCCGTCCGGTACGCCGTCGCTGTCGCCATCGGTGAGTGCGCCGTTGACGAACGCCTCGGACGTGGTGGTGAGCGCGGCGGGCGTGACGGTCAGCATGTAGTCAGGCATGTTCCACCGCCGTCATGTCGGCGTCGAATGTGTAGACGCTCACGATGCCGCCTCTATCTTGAAGTCGTCGAACTGCGGGTTGTGATCGGCGTAGAACGCGCGGACCCCGACTGCACCACTCGCGTGGGTCGAGTCCGTCACGCTCATGAACTGCGTCCCGTTCTTGGTCGCGCTGATGACGTTGCCGACCGCCTTCAACTCGAACACATCGCCTCCGCTGCTTGTACGAGCGGGGCCAGCCGACCCGAGTTGCACCTGTCCCGGCATCCTGAACACAATCGTCCATACCGAGATGGAGCGCAGCCAGTAGCCCGTGTTGATGCCGTCGCCACGGATGAACAGGCCGAACTCGCCTGCGGGGTCGGTACACCTGTCCTTCGCTGTGACCTTCGCATCGGTGACGGTGATGCCCGTCGGGTAGACCGTACCGCCCGATCCGTCGAGTCGGACTACGTTGGCGTAGACGTTCGCATTGATGGTGTTGACCGTCCACGATGCGCTGGCGAGCGCACCGTCAGCCCTGTTGAAGTCGTCGAAGAAGATGAAGGACGCAGCGGGCGTCGCACTCGCAGCCGCACTCGCGACCCCGAGGTTGCCAGCCGCGTCCCCAGCCTCCACCGTGAAGTAGTAGGTGGTGCCGTTGGTGAGTCCGGTCGCGGTGTAGGTGAGCGCATTGAGCGTGTCGGTGAGCGTCGTCGCGCCGGACATGTCGCTGGCGATGGAACGCTTCACGCGGTACTTGGTGACGGCCACGTTGTCGGACGCGGCGTCCCACGTCAGCACCGACTCTGTGTCGCCGTTGGTGGCGGACAGTCCGGCGACTTGCGCGGGAGCCGTGGCATCCGTCAAGTCGAGCGCCGCAGCCAGCGTCGTGCCGACGCTCGTGAGCATCCATGCGGGCTGCGCGGCCTCACCCATGACGGGCAACGGCCAGTTCGCGGGGTCGGCGATGTCGGGGTAGACGGTCACCTCGTCGGCGTTCATGCCGGTCACGCCGCCGAGTATCTTCGGGGCGTGTCTGCCGTCTGCGATGGCCGCAGCACGCACGGCGGCGTTGTAGGTCGGGTTGCACTCGCCCATCAGGTAGATGCTGTCGAAACGCGCCGCGTCGGCGATGGGCCAGTTGTCGGTGTCGGACACACCCCATACGGGACCGATGCGCGCGGAACTGCTCACTTGTACCGCTTCCTCAGATAGCAGTTCCCGTCCACCGAGAGCCCGTCGTTCGTGTCGATGATGAGCGTACCCGGTCCCGGCGGCAGCGTGAAGAAGTCGGAGTCGAGCGTCTTGTACTGCATGATCGCGTCATCGCCGTCGAGCGTGATGAGGCACCGCTCGTGGTCGATGATGAGGGTCTGTCCGGCCGCGATGATGTTAGGCACCGCCGGGGGCGTTCCGTTGATGCTGTACGCCCACAGGTTCCACACCGTCATCGTCGTCAGCGGCGCGTCGACATAGCGCACGCCGATGTGGACGTCGATCGAGCCGAGGTTGTGCCCCGTGTAGGTGCCGATGTCGCCGCCAGTCACCACGAGCGTCCAGTGGCCCACGGTCCAGGTGCTGTCGGTATTCCCGGTCGCGCAGGTGTAGCCGTTGCCGCCGTGGTTCACGTTGTCGCCCGTGGAGTACGGCCCGCGCGCCTTCCACTGCGGCGCCACATCCAGCCATTCCTTCGTGACGACGTGGACCCACTTCTTGAGCTTCGCGTCCCACGCGGACATCGAAGCGGACCAGCGGTTGCCGACGCGCTGCATCGTCATCCTGCCGGGGTTGAGCGTGTTCCAGAGCGTCGCGCCGTTCGGGTTCAGACCGGAGAACAGGTTGTGGCCGGTTGAGAGTGCGCCAGCGCGCGCGTTGAAGCCGACGCGCTTGGACGCCTTCGTGTTGTCGTAGGCCGAGAGCTTCCCCATCACGGCGGTCGTCGTGTCGTTCAGGTAGAACTCGATGCGCCCGGTCACGCCGCCGCTGTCCTGCAGGTGGAACCGCGCATCGACGCGAAAGTCCTCGGCGGGAGCGGTGAGCGCCGCGCGAGCCATCGGCCCATGCCATGTGGTGCCGGTGCCGAAACTGCCGCCGACGTGCTGCGGCGACATCGTGGAACCGCTGCTCACCATCACTCCCGATCGGTCACCGTTGTCTGGATCGCCCGCGTCCGATGTTCCGGTCATAGTCGTGCAGTCGAGGTTGAGCTGCAGCGTCTCCGCATCGGCCGGCGCGGTGTCGCTCTCGGGCGTACCCAGCGTGATGTGCGCGCCGGTTTCAGCGTGTGTGACCGTCAGGAAGGATGCTGGTCCGTCGAGCGTGATCTCCTCGCGCGGCCATGTCGCCAGGTTGCCGCCGTTCTGCACCGTGGCGCAGGATCCGCCCGTGACTCCCGCAGGCGACGAGATGTCCGTCTCATCCTCGGTCGCGCTCTGCAAGTCGGGGTCGTAGCAGTCGAACGAGATCGTGCCGCGGCGCATGGCGGCGATCTGGTCGAGGTCGGTGGTGCCCGTGAGCGATGCCCACAGAATCAGCCCAGGCTCGTCAGTCGTCGCGAGTGGCGCTGGCACATCGGTCACGAGCCACGCGGCGAGCGCGCGCTTGATCTCCTGCGCGTTGAGCTGCGTGGTGCCCAAGAAGGACACGAGGAAGCCCTCGCGCCGCGGCAGCGTCTTGCTCCGGTGCAGATACGAGCCGCGCATACCGGGGATCTCCGTCGTCACCTGCGACTGCTCCGCCGTGATGGAGCGGATGTACTTCTCGACGTGTAGACCGAAGGCTGCGGACGACAGACCGTTGAAGGTGAAGGAATCGCTCACGTCCTGGGCGGCCACCACGAGGAACTGCACCATGTTGTGCGGCAGTTCCTCGTTGCCTGCCACGTCCACCGACCAGAACTCGATCGTGTGCGTTCCGGTTGTGGAAACCGAAATGGGGGTCGTGTATGCCGTCGGCGAACCCGCGCCGTCAAGTTTGTAGTAGGTGGCATCCACTCCCGAGCCGCCTGTGTTGTCGGTCGCGGTCAGCGTAATCACAGCGGGCGTCATGTAGGCGATGACGGCATCGGAAACCGTGGTCGGTGCGGTTGTGTCGAGCAGAAGCCACAGTGTAGGTCGATACGCGACCGCCGAGTTCTCGGATGAGAAGAAGTTGTTGAGCAGGTTCGTCGACGGAGCTGCGTTGTCAACATCTGCTGCGGTGCGTACACACAGTTTGGCTGTGCCCCCTCTGCACGAGTTCAGGTACGCGATACCTGCGGCGTTCAAGGGTAGTGTGACCGTTTCATAGAGCGCGGTCGGCGATGCAGCACGGGATGCGAGTTCGGCGCCGGTGAACGCATCGAGATCCGCAGTCGTCAGTGGGGATGCTTGCGTGCCCTCGAACACGCATAGGTCGACAACCTCGGCGGATGCTGTCTGCTTCGTCAGCACGAGCGAACCAGACATGATTGTCTTGCTCAGAGTCGAGAGGCTGAACGGATAGAAAGCGCGGCTGAGGGTGTAGGTTCCCCCCGAGAGACGCGCGACTATCGCATCGGGGTCGGTTACATAGTTCAGGCCGCTCCCTGTTGATGCTCCCCTCGCCGTGCTCCATGACGCGTCGGCGATGGCGATGTCGCCATCGGCCACGGACGCCGACAACGCGACAGGCGCTATGCTTGTCATCCCGATACCCCCTGTGCCATCTGCTCGGTGTCGAACTCCGCTTGCAGTTCGACCATCAGTTTCCTCACATCGTAGTCGTTCTGGATGATGACTTGGCCGATGAGCGGGCCGTTCACCACGCGGCGCGACCCGCCGCCAAGCACGCCCGAGAGCGCGTCGATCTGCGCGCTGTTGAAGACGACCTCTTTGCCGTGCAGCATCGCGAGGTAGCCGGTGTCCGGCCCGATCGCCACGCCGCCGTCGCGGTAGCCGTGGAAGGTGCCCCAGGGAGTAGAACCGACCGCGTGCTCGAACGCGCCGAGGCCGACGCTGTGCTTGAGCGCGTTGATGATCGGGCCGTACCTGACGTTGTTGAGCGTCTTGAGCGTCGCGTCGAGCCCCTGCGCCTCAGAGATGTACGACTTGACCCCGCCCGAGTTCATGTTCGCGGCGCCGGGAGCACCCTGCGTGGTGTTGAGCGGGTTGTTCCACCTGTCCACGTTGCTGCCGGACTCGTACCGCTCCCACGTCTCGATGTTCTTGAGGTTCTGCGCGGTGACGGGCAACCCGGCGGCCGTGAGGAACGCGCGCGCCCACTGTTCGCTCGTGAAGGATCCCTTGCCGACGCCGGTGCTCAGGCCGGCAGCCGCTGCGCCCGACACGCCGGAGCCGCTGCTTCCCGTGGAACCGCTTGAGGAGCCGCTCGGGTTCATGCTCGAGAGCATCCCCTGCACGAGCGCGTAGGCAGCGGCCTGGGCCTGCCCAGCCTTCGACAGGATCCCGTCCGCCACTCCGAGCGCGAGCGACTCCCCTATCGAGTACGGTGTGATGGCACCGCTCGTGATCGCGGCCTGAGCCGCTGCGATATAGGACTGGATGCTGTTCTCGCCGTAGGCGGCGAACACGCCGGAAGGCGAATGGATGTCGAGCGCGTCCGCGAACGGCGTCTTGATGCCGTACTCCGCGATCGACTGCATCGCCTCCTGCACGATCGGCAGGTTGTTGCCCACGGCGAGCGAGAACCCGTTGACGAGTGCCGTCGCCGCCGCCTCGCCCTCGGGACCGCCATCGGCCGCCAGCACGTCGGCGAGGTTCTTCATGGCCTTCGTGACGCTGGCCTGCGTGGAGTCGAGCTGCTTGAGCAGCGTCTTGGCGATGTCGGACTGCCGATGCTTGAGGTCCTCGACGAGCTGCGCCGACTGTGCGTCGAAGTCCGCGTGCATCTTCGCGACGGAAGCCTGCGTCTCCGCGAGTTGCGGCGCCATCGCGGACTTCGCAGCCGGCTGGACGGTCTTGAGCCGCTGTCCGTAGAGCGACGTCCACTTCTTGAGCTGGTCGTCGGAGGCGGTCGCAAGCGCGGACACATCGGCGATGTTGCCCGGACCGGCGCTCGAAAGCTGCGTCAGTATCGCCTCGGACACGCCGCGCTTCTTGAGGGTGGCGAGGTACGACTGCCACTGCGTCAGTTGCTGCACCTGACCGGCGATGTTGACGACGAGCGTGCTCGCCGACACGTTCGTCTGCTGCTGGATCGCGTCGAACAGCGGCGTGGAGTTCGCGAGTTTGTCCGCCTCGGCCTTGAGCGAGTCGTTGTACGACTTCCACGCGCTCGCCTCTTGGTCGAGGAACGACTTGCGCAGCGAGGCCGTGGACTTGTTGAAGTTGTATTGCGCGTCTTCCATCGACTTGTCGAAGGACTCCTGCGCGTTGAGGCGCTGCTCGTTGGCGCTCGCCTCGGTCGAGATGAGCTGCTCCTCAGCGTTCTTGATCGCCGTCTGCGACTCGCTGTCGAGCATGGGCGGCAGCGGGGTGGAACCTGACGATTGCCCGGACGCAGCCGGAGGTGCTCCGCTTGTCCCGTGGCTCATCCACCCGAGTTCCATCGAGTGCAGTTCGTTCGTCGCTGCGGTGTTGAGCGGTGCCGCAGTCGGCCTGTTGTTTCCGATTAGCGCGGCGGTCAACCCAACGCCCGCCCCCCACCCGAGCCACGGGAGCAGCGTCCCGAGTACGCCCGCGGTGCCGCCAGCCGCTACAGCGGTACCCGTGTCCCCTGCTCCGACAGCACCGGCACCGAGCAGCGTCGTACCACCCGCGCTGACTGCCGTGGACGGGATCGCGATGCCGGACAGCGTTTGGTAGGCGAGTATCTGCTCGTTGATGGCGACCGTCACCGTGTCGAGAGCAGCGACCTCCTCGATGCTCGCTGCCGTCACCGCAGCGGCCTTCGTCGCAGCAGCGGTGGCGACGATTGCCGAGCCGACCGTCCACACGGTCTGGAACGTCTTGATGGCACCGCCGACGACGATGAGGACCGTACCGATGCCCGCTACCGCCTCGACCGTGTTCTTGATCGGGGTCGGGAGCGACAGGAACCAGTCGATGATGCCGCTGCCTGTCTGTTCGAGCGTCGTGAGGATGGGCAGCAGGTTGTCGCCGATCTCGATGGAGAGTTCGTTGGTGGATGCCTTCCAGACATCGTTCGCGCCAGCCTCAGCGCGGGCGTGTTCCGTCGCCTGCCCAGCGACGCGCTCCTGCAGTACGGCTTGCGCTTCCTCCGCAGACATCGTGGCGGACAGGAACGGCAGGTAGCGCGCGGCTATGCCGATCTTGCCTTCCTGAACGCGCGCGACCATCGTGGAGGCGAAGGCGAGCCCTTTGCCCGTGAAGGTGGCGAGGTCCTCGGCCTCGGCTTCGAGCAGGATCGCTTTCTCCGCCGAGCCTGTCATCGTCGTCAGCGTGCCGAGCGACTCGATCGTGTCCTGGTGCGTGAAGCCGAGTTTGGCGCCGGACACGACCACCGCGTCGATCGCGGCCTTCTGCCCCGCGTAGGACTCGCCGGTATCGTCGATGGCGACGCTCAGGCGCGTCGTGGAAGCCTGCGCCGCGGATGCCGCATCGGTCGTACCCTTGAGGAACTTCTCAAGTCCGATCGCAGCGATGACGGTGCCGATGCCGGTGAAGGCATCCATGATGCCAACGCCAGCGGCCGCCACCTGCGTTCCGGTGACGACCGATGCGGAACCGAGTGCCTGTACGCCGCCCGTGAGAGCCGCGAGAGCGGCCATCCCCGCCTGAGAATCGGCGTTGATGATGAGAGTGAGTTCCTGCTCCACGCCCATGTGTCGCCTACTCTCTCAGCATCTCGCTCGCGGTGCGCTCGCCTTCTTTGTGTGCCTTCGCCTCGATGATAGCCTCTCCGAGGCGTTTCATCGTCGCCCACACTTCCTTCGGCTCAGAATCGAGCACCTCGAAGTAGGTCAGTCCGATGTGTTCGTGGAGGAGTCGGGCTGCGGAGACGGCACTTCTGAGCCAGTCGAACTCTTTGGCTGGCTCGTCTTGGCCGGGGGGACAGCATCGTCGTCCTTCGACAGCGCCACGAGCGCCTCGCCGAGATTGGCATACTTCTTGGCGGCCACACCTTCGATGCCTTCGCGGAGGTGTGGGATGATCCCGTAGAGCACGTCCCACCCGAGATCGACGGCGGCTGAGTAGACCATGCGCCCGTTCTCGTCGGGGGCGAGCATGTCCCCCACTTCGTCCGCAGTCCACATGCGCTTCTTGGTGCCGTTCTCGCGCGGCTCGAGGTCGGTCAGGCACGCGGCCACCATCGAGTTCACGAAGCCCGCGTCGAACGACATCGGCAGCCGCGTGAGGTCGTAGCCGTCGTTCTTCATCTGCGCGAGCGCGGCGAACGACGGCGAGTGGATCGTGTACTCCCTGCCGTCCAGCATGATCGTCTTGAACATCATCGGAAACGCGCCTCCCTCTCCTCGGTGTTGCCGGCCGGGGCGCTGGGGACGCTCCCAGTACCCCGACCGGCACGCTGGTCGTTCTACGAAGCGGTCACGAACGACGTGCTCGACAGCGCGGCGGACTCGTTGCCCGCCAGGTCACGCACGCCTGCGTTCACGAGCTGCCGGACTGTGACGGTGGCGCCGTAGGCGGCCGCCGGGGTCCAGGTGAACACCGTTGTCGCGGCATCCCACGACCATGTTCCGGCGATGGCTACTCCGGTCGTCTGGTTGAACACGGCGGCCTTTGCGACGACATCGGCGGTGCGGACCGGCTCTGAGAACGTGAGCGCGGTCGTGACGATGCCGGTCTTGGCGACGCTGGACGGCGTGCCGGCCGTCACCCACGACACGACGGTCGGGGCGGTGCTGTCCGCCGGGTCGGAGACGAGAGCGGCGATCTCCTCGCCGGTGGCCTCGTCGAACTTGGCGACGCAGACGAAGGTGGCCGACAGGATCTGCTGATCCTTGCTCAACTTGGCCTTCGTACCCGGCTTGGCGTACATCTTCTTCACGTGCAGCACCTTCGGGGCGCCGCTGGCTTCCCACCCGTGGATGTACGCGCAGAAGTAGTCCGGCTCGCCGCTGTCGCTGGCGATGTCCGGGGATCCGAACAGGATGCTCGTGCTGTCGATGGTGCCGTGCATGAAGTTCGCAAGGTTCTCCATCGAGATCGTGTCGGCGACGACTGCGAGAGCACCGACCCGGCCGGTCAGCACCGTGCCCACCACGGAGTCGAACAGGTCGGCCTCCGTCGCGTTGTTCTCGGACGCGTCGACACCGTACTCGGCTTCACGCACCGAACCGACGGCAGTACACGCGCCCTCGGCGGCACCGACCGCGCCGATCTTGAACGAACTGACACGCTTGAGAACGGTATAGCCTGCTCCTGCCATGCTTCACACCTTCCTTTCAGTCATGGTCGGGCCTATGCGCTGCCCTCGGCGCTTCTCACGAGCACCTTCACGCCGCCCGCCAGCGAGAACCAGTGCTGCTCGCTGTTCTGCAACGGGAGCGACAGTGTAGCGCGTGAGAGCGTGACGAACTCGTCGTTGCGAGCTGCCTCGTCCGCCAACATCCGAACGATCGCGACGACATATGCCTTGACCTGGGCCGAGAGCAGCCCGAGGTCGGAGTTGACTCCAACGATGCCGACGAGCATGGAGTTGTCGGACTTCACGACCTCGACGCTCGTGATGTCGAGCGGCCCGTCCTCGGAAAACACCTGGAAGCGCCACAGCGAGACGAGCGGACCCGGATCGTAGTCGAAGAACGCGTCGGCCGGGATGACCGGCATGTCGATTCCGAGTTCGGTGCCGATGGCGGCGGCGTAGGTGGCAAGGTTCGCCTTCGCGAGGTCCATCACCATCTTCGGCGAGTCGTAGAACGCCCGGTAGGTCGAGTGCGGCATCAGGCACCTCCCGCCCACGCTGCGGCGAGTTCTACGGCCACGCCGGACACCGCGATCTCGAGCGCGTTGGCAAGGATGTCGGAGGGAAGTATCGGCCGAGGGCCGGCGAGGTTGTTGCCCTCACCGGAGTCGAGCCGCACCGCGTAGGACACGCCGTCCTCGGCCTCGTCCGCACCGACTCGCGTGCCCCACCGCATGTAGGTCGGGTTCGGATCGTACACGGTGTCCGAGGTCGTTCCCGTGAGCGAGTCGTGCATCGCGTCTGTGAGCATCAGTATCGACTTGTCGGGGTGCGCCGCGGCCTTGAGCGAGGCATACGGCTCTTTCAGCGGAAGCCACCCCGGACCCTCTGCGGCGAAGATGCCCGCCTCGGCGGACTCGAGCGCAGCGCGGACTCCCGGCCAGAACGGAACGAAGTCGGTGAGCGCACGGGCAAGCGAGGTGATGCCGAACAGCATCGGTGCCTCGCCCGCCATCCCGAATGTCCACGCGGTATCGGGCATCTACTGCCCGACCCTTCCGCCCCAGGCGGACATGAAGTTCTCGATCACGCCGTCCGCCACCATCGGCTGCTGCGTCGTCACCGTGGGGACGACCGCCTGCGCGTGCGTGGCGCTGCCGGGTACACCCGTGAACGCGATACGGCCCACGATCGCGCGCTGCAGTTGCACCTGCGCGAGTCCGCGCCAGTTCGACGCGAGCGCCATCATCGAGGGGTTCTTGCCTGCCGCCAGCGTCTCGAACACGTAAGCCGCCACGAGGCGGTTCACGATGCTGTCGAGGGTGACGAGCGCGGTCGCGTCCGTGACGGGGACCACGTAACCGACGGCGGACAGTTGCCCGTCGACATCGGCCGACTCCACAGCGAGCTGCAGCGTCACGTTCTCCGCGCTCGGTGTGGTGGTCGTGGAGAAGCCGGCCGTCGCGAGCGCACCGACCATGCCCGCAACGCCGCTGAGGGAGCCGTAGGTGGTCGATGCCGCGGGTTCGGGGAGCACGGTGTACGTGATGACATCGCGCCAGTTCGTGCCCGTCACGACGATCTCGCCCGTGGTTCCGGCGGCCGTCGCGTCCGGCTTCACCGTGAACGCGTGGCCCACACCGGCCGTGAACGATCCGAGCGTCACGGTCATGCCCGTGGGAGCCGCAAACGCGATGCCCGGAAGCGCGATGATCGCCCCGGTCGCGTCCCTCGGAGCGTAGATGCCGTCGGAGATCGCACCCGCGCGGTAGACGTTCATTCACTCACCCCTCATCCGCGGCGTACTCGTGTGCTCGGCGGTCATGCGTGGCTCGCTGCTCGGATCTCCTGCGCTCATCCTGGCGGTGCTCGTATGCGTGGCGCCCCTGACCGGAGCGCCGCTGAACATCGCTGCCAGCATACTCGCTAGCGACGCGATTGCCGAGAGTCCCTTGCGCGTGCCCCTGCTCAGGGTGGCGGACGCGCTGGCCGTGGCCGCGAGCGCCTTGAAGAATGCGCGCCCCAGCAGGCCGGAGAGCGTGGCGCTTCCGCTCGCGCTCCCCGCGACATGCTTGCTGATCCGCTTCGATACCGTCGCGGTCCCGCTTGCCGATGCCGCTTCGTGCTTGCTCGTTGCCCGACTCAGCGCGGAGATTGCGCGGACGGTCGCAGCGAGAGTCTTCCCGATCGCGCGAGTCAGCGGCGAGGTCGCTCCGGCGGCCTGTGCGCTCAGGTGCCTGCCTGTTCCCCGAGTGACCGTTGCCGCGCCCGTGCCTGACCCGGCGAGCGCCTTCCCGATCATGCGTCGCAGCGTGCTCGAACCCGACGCCGATGCCGTGAGCGGGTGCCCGGTGCGGCGGCTCAGGGTGCTCGCCCCGTGCGCTCCTGCCGTCGTGTGCTTTCCAATCATGCGGACGAGCGTGGCCTCAGCCTGGAACATCGCCGCAAGGCGCTTGCCGACGGAGCGGGTTGCGGCTGCCGATGCGCGACCTGTTCCCGCGATGTGCTTGCCCGTCCTGCGTGCGATCGTCGCCGCGCCCTTCGCGCTCGCTGCGACAGGCTTCCCGGCGCGACGGGTTATCGTCACCGAACCGCGTGCGCTGATGGCGACATGCTTGCCCGCCTTGCGCGACAGGGTAACGGAACCGCGTGCGGAGCAGGAGAGCGACTTCGTGTTTGCCGCGCCCCCGCCGCCCGCGCCGAATGTGATGCCTTCGATGCGGGTGGGGAAGACGGCGGTGCCGAAATACATGTATGCGTTGTAGGCTGCGGCATCGTTGTCGCCGTCAGTCGAGTACTCTGGACGGTAGAACGTCCATGTCGAGGCCGTAAGCGAGCCGGGGTTCTGTGCAGTCGAGAACGCTGCGACCGCCGTTGTTCCGTTCGACGCCCACGCGATAGCCTGTCGCATCGCGAGCGCATCGGTCGCGCCGATAGTGGTGGTAGGCGCGCTCCATGTTGCGGTTCGCATACCCCCCGACGATGAGTCGGGGAGCATATTCTGCGCCGTGCCATACGCACCGATGACTGTTTCCGAACCACCTGATGCGCGCACAACGACCTGCGAATGGAAGTACGCTGGCGGAGCCGGGGAATACGCGCTGTCACCGTCGAGGTTCAGATACCCCACACCAGCCGTGTTCGTAGCGAGCAGCTTGTACGCACTCAGCCCGTTGACGGTCGCGGTGTCGGAGCGGCAGTAGAGGGTGGTCACGACTTCACGACCTCGACGGGCGACTCCTTCACAGAGGCGATGTCGGGCGAGTCCTCGAAGCGCGCCGCGAGCGCAGGTTCGGCTGCGATGAGGGACGCGAACGCCTCCGGTGAGGTCACTTCCTCCACGAAGTCACCAGCCGCGACCTCCACGCCGTCCGGCACCTCGCAGCGGACGAGCGCCAGCACGGGTTCTCCGTCCGACTCCACATACGCATAGGAGCGCGGGAACGAGTAGACCGGCACCGGCACGTCGTAGGGACGCTCGGTGCCGTTCTCGTCCACATACGTCCACGTCTCGAACACGGGACGGTCGAACGCCGTGGTGCGCGACTCGGTGCCGTCAGGACGCAGGAACCGGATGACGGGCGCGGTGAAGAAGCGCACGGACACGGACGGCTCCACGACCGGGAGCGGGTCGATACCGATGGGCACGGGATCGACGAGGCGATCGGGCATGGTGCCTCCCCTGCTACGGGCCGACAGGACTCATGGTCAGCGTCTCGGTGAACGTGATCGTGTCCGCCGTCGAACTGATGTTGATGGCGGCGAATACGTGGTGCGATACCGCGTTGCCGGTCGCTCCGAACGTGGCCTGCTCGGTGACGGCGACGGTCGGGGTGGCACCCGTGTAGACGACTGTGCCGACGAGCACGATGGTCGCCGTACCTGTCGTGTGCGTGAGCGTGGGAGAACCCGGAGCGGCCTTGCCTGCGCCGGAGATCGCGGACTCGACGCCGGTGTTGGCCTGAGCGGGCGTGGTGGTGCCGGTGCCGGTCTGCATCTGGAACGCGGGGGTCGCCACGGTACCGAGACAGGCGGCCTGCACGAGGCCGTCCGCCATCCAACCAGCCAGCGCCGTGCAAGTGACATCACCTACGGCCATGATGAACTCCTCTCGCTACATCGAACAGCCGCACGACGGCTGATGTCTTCTTCGGTTCGACCTGACTGGTCGAGATGACTCCGAGATCCTCGACGGTCTCGTCAGCGTGATGCACGACCGCCGACAGGGTAGAGGTGACGCGCATCTCCGCTTGCAGTTCGGACATCCCGATCATCCCTTCGCAACGCCGATGAGCGTCACGCTCTGAGCGTTCGCGCTCGTGTGGTACTTGACCTGGACCTTGTACGCGGTGTGGTGCGCGTGGTCGACGTCGAAGATGACGGCCGTGGTGCTGGCGGCCACCGTACCCGCGGCTGCCGAGCCGGACGAGTTGAGCACCGGCGCCCAATGAGGACTCGCAACGCTGCTCGGGTCCTCGTTCGTCGCGAACACAGAGTAGTCGCACCCGCCGACGGCATCGCCGGTCGTAAGGATGTAGGACAGAGCTCCCGTGCTGAACAGCGGCCCGAGGAACGCATCGCCGTTGCCGTTGAGCACATCAGCGAGCGAAGCGGTGGTGACTTGTGCCGCCTTGAACTCGGCGAGGTTGCTGCAGCTCATCGGTTCGATCCCTTCGCAGGAGCATCCGGCACACCCTGGGGCTGCGATGCAGCCCCAGGGTCCGGTGCGGCTTGTACGGGTTCAGGAGCGTCGAGCATGGCGAGGAACCGCTGCGTCTGCTGCGCGGCACCGAGCGTCGTGTTGATCTGACCTTCCAGATCGGCCACGCGCTCGTTGAGTTGCGCGAGTGTCGCCTCGAGGACAGAGCGGTCGATCACCATGCGGCTCACTACTCCTTCTTCTTGCCCTTCGGCTTCGGTGCGGCCTTCGGCTTCGGTGCGGCCTCGGCCTTGACTTCGCCTTCTGCGATCGGAGGCACGCTGTCCTCCCAGTGCGTCGGGACTTCGCCGTTCATGTGGTCCTCGTGCATGGTCGCGTCCTCCTTCCTAGATCGTGCCGACGGGGATGTAGACGGTGCCGACACCGGCGATGGTGCAGGCGATCTTGTGCGTGATCGTGAGCGACCCACCCGACTGCGCGGACAGCGAGCCGGACACGTCCTCGAAGTTGATGAGGGCCGGAGTACGACCGCCCTGGTAGATCGTGAACACGCCGTCGATCGCGACGGTGCCGTTGGACGAAAGCCGCTGCAGGAAGTGCCCTGCGGCCGCCTTGTTGATCGAGTGGTCGTCCACCCATGCGGACCAGCGGCGCCCCGCCGAGGTTCCGGCGGCCGTGTCGTCGAGGACGGAGTGCATCCCGCAGACGATGTTGGCTGCTCCGGCCTGAGTGAAGGCCATCGGCTGCCCCGCGGCGTACACGCCGCAGAGGTTGCCGTAGTTGTTCGCGCCGGCGGATGCCGATGCGTTGACACCTTCGGCGTTGCCAGCGGCATCGGCACGGCCGCGCGCCCGGAAGCACGCGAAGTCACCGCTCGTGGCGGTCGACTTCGTGAGCAACTTGGCCGCGCACTGGCCGGCGTTCGGGAAGCCCACCCACACGGCGTTCGTGGTGATGAGCGAGCCGTCCGTCTCCGTGCCGGGAACCTGACCGGCAAAGTTGATCTGCGCCTGCACCTGATCGACCTTGTACGCGGTGGTACCGAGGCCGTTGGTGTCGTCTCCCGTGGGATCGTAGAGGGTCATCTGCATCAGCCCTCTCTAGGCGACGATTCCGCCGTAGCAGGTGAAGGGGTGGCCCGGAACCATGACGTACCGGCCCTCTGCGCCGAACAGGTAATCGCCGCGCATGAAGACGCTCTCCGCCTCGGGGCTCGCCTGCTGGACGAGGTGCGACGGGTAGGTGATGGCCTCGACGACCGGCTTCATCTGAGCGCGACGGCCGTTGATGAGGTACCAGTTGTTCGGGTCGAGCAGGAACGGGTTGACGACCACGCTCAGGGAACCCTTGTTCGGGTTCGGGGTGCGGGTCGACTTCTCGGGGTCGTACTCGGCCTCGGCGAGTTGCGCCGCCTTCGCCGCAAGGTCGATCGGGACCATGAGGGTCGTCGGACGGCCATCGACGCGGCGGTTGTGCAGTTCGTCGGAGAACTTGCCCATCCCGATGCGCGCGGCCAGCAGAGAAGCGGTCGACAGCGCGGACGTCGTGATGTTGGAGTAGGTGTCGCCGTTCATCTTCGGGTGCGAAGCGTAGAACAGCGGCGTCCCGTCCAGGCAGTTCAACCCGCCGAGGTAGTTCGCGAGATCCGTCTCGATGCCGAGGGTCGTCAGCGCCGAAACGCTGCCGGCGTTGGCCTCGAGGGTGGCGGCGAACATGCGGAGCGCGTGCTGCTGCGCTTCGTCGGCGAGTCCGGCGATCTTGGGGGTGATGAGCCCCAGCCCGTTCGGGTTGGAGTTGTACTCGTCGCGGTTGATCCGCTCGGTGGCTTCCCAGCGGATCGTCTTGATGATGTTCCCGAAGCCCTTGAGGGCGTCCTCGATGACCTTCGTGCCCGCCCACAGCTTCATTATCGCGATGCCGCGGACCGTTTCGAGGTCGAGAACCAAGCCGCCGTTCAGGTCATGCTTGAGCACGAACGGGGAGCGATCGAAGGAAAGGGACGCCCCCAGTTCCTCGTCGAACGCGGCGCGGAACGCCGTGAACATCGCGGGCAACTGATCGAACGAGGAGCCCGTGTGCGGACCGCTGTAGTCGTAGTTCGGCATGGGTTGCAACTCCCTTCCTTGTTATCGGGCTGAGGTCGGACGGACCCAGCACTTCGTTGCGGAGATGAACGGGGGTACGATGATGCCGACCTTGACCTGGTTGCTGGTCGAGCCGGTCGCGGCGACGGTGTGGTTGTCCTTGATGAACACCTCTGCCGCGCGGCCGACATCGGCCTGCGTCAGCGAGTTGTAGGAGTCCATCACGCGGTCGGCCGTCTGCTCGATCGAGACGACCGGGTTGGTTCCGTCGTTGACGGCGGTGACGTGCGAGTTCGACCAGCCGGCGAAGGTGCAGCCGGAGGTGTCGGCACCCGGCAGGATCAGGCCGGATGAGGTGGTCCGCATGAGCATGATCCCGTTGAGGATCGTGGTGTTCGCCGTGGCGTGATCGGCCACGACGAGGAAAGCGCCGCGGCTCATGCTCGGGTAGTCAGAAGTGACGTCGGCCATGATCTATGCCTTCCCTTCTTCTTCGAGGCGGGCGATGATCGCGTCGCGCTTGGCGGGATCGTTCTTGTACTGCTCGGCGATGATCTTCTTGCTCTCCTCGAGCGAGATCGTCCCCGGCTTCGTCTCATCGGACTTCTCGAACTCCTTGAAGCCGAGCGCCTTCGTGTGGACGACTGGGACCGCTTTGGACATGATGTCGACCACGGCATCGAACACGCGCACGTCCGGGCCGTCCTCGGCGAGTTTGATCGTCTCGTCGTAGGTCGCCTCGGACAGTTCGATGACCTTCTGGATGGTCGCCGCGTCGTAGGGGAGAGCGCGCGCGACCTTCGCGTCGGCGGTGAGCGAGATGCCACGGAGCCGCTTCTGCTCGGTGGCGACCTGCGCCCTGACCTCGGCGAGTTCGAGGGTCTGTGCTTCGAGATCGGCGGCGTTCTTTTCCGCCAGTTCGAGCGCCTGCTTGTCGTCAGGCATGGGCTGTACTCCTTCCGCTTGCTTGTCGTCTTCTTCGGCTCGCAGGACATCCGGCAGAGGGGTGTCCGGCATGAACTTGCGGTGCGCCGCCGCTATCTTCCGACGAACGGCCGGCAGATCGGCCTCGGGAATGGCGGCCTGGTTGAAACGTGCCGCGGCGTTTGCGGCGTGGCCCCGGTCGAAGACGGGGAACTTCCACGAACCCGGCTTGCTCAGGTCCGGTGTGTACGCGAAGTCGGACGCGGGGTGCAGTTCCCCGCCGACGGATGCCATCGCCTGCTGATGGGCGAGTTCCACGAAGTCGACCTCGGAGAGCGCGAGCATGGCCTCCGGTTCGATCTCGGCGAGCGCGATCGCCGCGTCCGCACCGAGTTCTCCCTCGATGCGTGCCTCCTCGAGCGCGAGACGCGGCAGGATGCGCAGGACCGGCTTGTTGGTCGGGGTGACGCTGCGGAGCATGAAGCGGCCGCCCTTGCCGACCGGACCCATGACCGCGGACGAGTAGCCGTACTGCTTGTCGCCTATGAGCTGCTTGCCGAGGCTCGTCCAGTCGACCGATCCGAACAGGCCGACATGCTCTGTTCCATCTGGCGCCTTGAAGGTGTCTTTCCACAAGCGCTTGAAGATGCCGGATGCCTTGTCCTCGGCGTGGTGGCCGTCGTCCATGATGACGTCGGTGCCGAGGTCCTTCTCGTCGAAGGACTGGATCATCTCGTCGAGCGCGGACTCGGGAATCGTCATCGTGCCCGGAGAGCCGCCCTTCGCCCACTCAGGCAGGTGCCCCACCTTGTCGGCGGGAAACGTGCCGGCGGCGGTGATGCAGACAGGTGTGCCCTCGTCGTCCGAGAGCCTCAGCACATCGCTCCAATGCGGCATCGCGCTACCTCCTAGTCGCCCGGAATCATAACACCGCGGCAGACGTTTCCGCCAAGAACCCCGTCGCAATCAGGGTCCGGCACGGCATCGAGCCCTTCTTCGAGCGATCCGACGGCATCAGGATCGGTGTCCGAGTACACATCGCCATCGTGCTCCGCGCAGGTCGCGCAGGTGTCGTTGTCGAGCACCTCGGAACGGACGAGAGAGGCGATGACGCGGATATGCTCAGGAGGTTCGCCCTCCGGTGACGGCTCGCCTGGAGCCACGGCTGCGGGTGCTTGCGCGACCTGTGCAGCGACTGCGACCAGAGCGGCCAGTTCGAGCATCCTTCCGAGCGTCATCGCCTCTCTACCGAGCGTCGTCGCTGCGGTCACGGTGTAACCGGCGGCGATGTCGTCGAGTTGGGAGAGGTCTTCGTCGGTCCAGCCTTCGTCATGGAGCGCACGACGCGCCGCTGCGGTACGGACCGCCAGCGTGATGCGATCCGCGAGACTCTGTGAGACGAGCAGGGCGGAGCCGGCCAGGGAAGCAAGTCCCTTCGTGACGCGCGACTTCTTCGGACTCGTCGCCTCGGAGAACTGCAGTGTCTTGGTCTGCCAGTCGAGGATCTGCTGGCTGCCGTAGTCGACCCCGACGAGCGCCGCTTGGTTCATCGCGGCTGCGAGTTCGGCCACATACGACGGCGAGAGGTCGGCGAGCGCACCGCGATCCGTGGCGTTCATGTGAGCGGAAGCCTCGTCAGCGAGCTGCGCGACGATGCGCTTCACGATCGGCGCGGCGGCTTTCGCCACAGCGATCTCGGAGGCATCGAAGTCGGCTTGGACGCGCGCGATGTCACCGTGAGCGGTTTCGTGCGCCGACTGCGGGCGCCGGAACGCGAGGGGACCTGCCGCTGCCACGACATCGGCCGCCAGAGCGAGCGGGCGCTCGTAGGAATCGAACCGCCCGTAACCGACAACGGTGTCAGGCACCGAGCGCCGCCAGCCGCATCTTCAGGTCGTGCGCGACATCGCGCAGCCCCGTGATGCCGAGTCCTTCCGCCATCGAGAGCATCTGCTCGTGCAGGACTTCCGCTTCTTCCGCCTCGATCGAGGCGGTTCCCTTGCCTGGATCGGTCGGGTTCAGCGTGGCCGCCGAACCTGTCTGACCTCCGCCCGCATGGGCGGCGAGCGCCTTCTTGTCCACCGGGATGCCGATGTTGTCGAGTGCCGACCAGTCCACCGGCAGCGAACCGGCGCGCGCGGCATTGACGGCCATCTGGCGGATCGTCTCGGTGCGCGCGCTGTCGATGGGCGGGATCTCGACGGTGGGAGGGATGACATCCGGCCCGAAGTTGTAGAGGGCGATCAGCGGGGCGATCTGCTTGTTCAGAGGCTGCGCCAGTTCCTCGATGTATCCGTCGCACGCGGCGTAGAACGAGTCCTGGTGGACCTCGCCGATGCTCCGGTTCGCGGAGAGCCCCTGCGTGGTCGCCACGGAGTCCGGCATGAGCAGCGCCCGCAGGATCTGCCCGTTGAAGTATTCGATCGCCTTGAGGAAGTCCACGTCGGACTTGAGCTCTTGGAAGTCCACGTCCCACTGCAGAGAGGTCGCGTCGCCTGACAGCGGCAGCGTGATGATGGGGAGATCGCCCTTGACGAGCGCCGTCCCCATCTCCTGCGCGATGATCGAGGCCGACTTGTTGTCCGGGGTGACGTAGCCGCTCGGGTACTTGATGACCGGGACGGGAGACGCGAGGCGGCCGAGGTAGCGGACCCAGTACAGCACGACGATGTTCTGCCAGTACCACGCCTCGTATGCGCGCCTGCCTTCGCCCTCGCCGAAGTAGTTGCCCCACCTCGCGTTGTGCGTGAAGTGCAGGCAGCTTCCCTCTTCGACTTTCAGTTCTCCGTTCGCGGGGGCGACGAGCTTGTAGCCGCAGAAGTTCTCCACGCCGTCGATGAGGATGCCGTACACGTTGGCCGGCTGCAGCGGCTTGAGCTTGCCGAGCAACCTGCCGTCGAAGTCCTCCGTAACGGGTTCCGTGTACTCATCCGGCGTGTCCGCGACGGCCGTGCTCTCCGGCTGGTAGGTGATTGAGATGCGCCCGAGTTCCGCCGACCACACCGTCTCGAACGGGCAGAACCCGCGATGCACGCCGGTCCTGATCGAGTTGCGGATGTAGGTCGCGTGATGCGGCGCCCACACAGCCGCGCAGACGGCGGCGACGCGCGGATCGGCGTGGACGAACTTGATGCCCTGGTTGGCGATCACGTTCGTCTTGAGTTCGACGGCGAGCCCCACCATCGGGTGCTTCTCCATCTTGTCGTAGACCGCCTGGGGCAGGTCATCGAGGGAGAAGGTGGGGATGCGGACATCGAGGTTGCCCCACGATGCCTGAGCCAGAGAGCCGACGCGCTGGGCGGCGACATCGACCGTGGACGGCTCTGCTTGCCCCTGATGCGGTGTGAACTCCCCTGCGGAAAGTGAGAGCAGGTCGCTCTCCGGCACGGCCGGGTGCTGCCTGCGTAGTATCACGGTCGCTCTCCCATCAACGCAGCGTAGGGGCCTGCGATGTCCACCGAGTCGATGTAGGGGGTGTCAGCGCCCACCGCGAATCGCAGGCGCTCGAGCGCCTGCGTCGAACAGTCAACCTGGTCATCATGCGGCACCGACGGGAAACTCGTCAACTCCGCGATGTAGTCCGGCACCCACGAAGCCTCGCGCGGATGCGGGATGACGACCTGCTTCGCCTCGAAGATGCCGAGCACCGACATGAGGCGCGCCATCTTGGAGCCCTCGACTTTCACTCCGACGAGTCCCTCGATCTCGCCCTGCATGGAACGCAGGACCTCGGCGCCGTTGGCCGTGCGCTCGACGAGTTTCACGAGCGCGCGGGGCCACTTGAGCGTAAAGGAGCGGATGGCGGCTTTGGTCGACGGGAGCTGCCGGCGCGCTCGGTCCTGGTCGATGAGGAACCGCCACGCGCCGCGGGTGGCCCACACCTGCCCCACGCAGAAGTCGTTGGCCGCCGAGTCCCAGTAGGTCGTGTCCCACGACTGGATCCAGTTCGCGAGATCGCTCGGCAGTTCCATCACGTCCTCACCGTCTTCCGGCAGGCGGTGGTGCGTCCAGAGCCGCAGGTACTCGCGCTTGATGATGCCGCCGCCGAGAGGGACGGGCCGCTGCTGGTACTGACCCGCGAAGCCGTAGGAGTTGAGCTGCTCGCGCAAAGGCTCGATCTGCGGCCAGTCCTCGCGCTCCGGCCACAGCAGCGAGTCGAGTTCGCGGCAGACAACACGGCCGGACGGGAAGTTCACGACGAGATCGGACTGCTCCTCCGCGATGCACGGGATCCGCACATGCGTCCAACCCTTGCCCGCGAGCACATGCCCCGTGAGATCGTCGGTGTGCAGCCGCTGCATGACGATGACGAACGCGCCGTTCTTCTTGTCGTTCAGGCGGGTGGAGAGCGTCCAGTCGAAGAACTGGTTGCAGGTCATCCTCGAGGAGTCCGAGAGCGCCTCGTCGGGGTTCAGGGGGTCGTCGATGACGATACGGTCGCCGCCCTTGCCGGTGACGGTGCCGCCGACGGAGGTGGCGACCATCGCGCCGCGGTAGGTGTTCTCGTAGGCCATCTTCAAGTTCTGATCGCCGGAGAGCGAGAAGCCGGGATGCCCCCACACCGCCATGCCCGCCATGTACCAGTCGCTCTCGATGATGCGCCGGCGCAGAAGCGAGTGGTCGGTGGACAGCGACGCGGAGTACGACGCGAAGATGTAGCGCAGCGCAGGAGTGCGCGTCCACTCCCAGCACGGCCACATGACCGACACGAGGATCGAGTTGTGCGTCGGGATGAGCTGGTGCCCGACGAGGTAGAGTCCGTCCTCAGCAGCGACCGTGATGCAGTTACCCGGCTCGGGTTCGCATCGCTCGATGGACCGGATGCCGATACGCCGAACGAGAGCGCGGCGCTTCGGGCGTTTGCGCTCAAGAGCGACGGGAATGTCGTGCGTTGGGTTGAAGCCGACATGGAAGTGCGGGCGTCCGCCGCCGTACCCGTTGAACGGCGTCGTCTCGACCTCGATCACGTACGGCTTCCACCCGAGTCCGGTAGCGACTTCGATCACGTCGTCAACGAGGCCACGATTGCTGTTGGCGAACGTGATGCGCCCGTTCTCGTCGCATGAACCGTCGGTGTCGATGAGGCCAGCCATGAGTTCGAGCCGCTGTTCGAGCGAGGCGTACTTGTACGCGGCCGGGATGTGCTTGTTGCGATAGACACCAATCTCGCGCAAGCGCTCGACGACGCCCTGGCGCGAGAAGTACGTGCATACCGATGTCCCGGTCGGATGCACATGCTCGGTTGTCGCCATGATTCCGACGGACTCGATGCGATCGACAACCTCATGCTCCTTCGGGTCGCGCGTGATCGCGGGCTTGGATGACGAACCATCTCCAAGCCATGCGCCGACGAAGTACGGCGGGAGCGCTTGCTCCGACTCGGGGTACTCCAACGCTGAGACTTCCGGCAACTGGAACCGGGCGCGCCCATTCCACAAGCCCGCCGTCGACCACTGCGTCCGCGCGACGAATCGGCACGCCATCAAGTCCTCGGTCCGCTCCGTCACCCACTTCTTGCGCGTCCGGTCGTACACCGTCCACAGGTGCTCGCCGTTGCACTTGACCCGTTCGCCGTTCGTGAACGCGACCTCGAAGTCCGCGACATCCGTCGGGTGAACGGCGACGATGGCGGTCGTCGCACCCGACGGCGTGAATACCTCGTCCCCCACGCGCAGTTCTCCATGCGTCGTCCACCCGCGAGGCGTCAGCACCGGGGTCGAATCCGCACACAGCTTCATGTACCGGGGCGGCTCGTTGAACACGAGGCGGTGCTCACGGCCCTCCGTGACCTCCTCGAGGTACTCGCACATCAGATCGAGGTGCCAGTTCCACAGCAGGTCGGTGTCCGGCTCGATGATCTTCCACGCCTGCCGCACGAACTCGGAAAGCGACTTGCCCGCGGCGAGGTAGCCCACCCGCTCCTCGGCGATGACCATGAGTTCCTCGAGCTCGCGCTGCTCGGCGGGTGTGAGCATGTCAGCCTTTCTCGGCGAACGTACCCGTGAACTCGGTGGCGATGCGCGCGCCGAGCGCGGACACCAGGGCGCGCGCCGCGTTCTGCGCGTCCACGAGCGACGCGAGCCGACCCTTCGGCGACCCCTGCGCCGCGAGCGCGTCCGCGCGGCGCAGGTGGTGCAGCACGATCGCGAGCCGCACCTCACACGCCGCCTCGAGATGCGGGGACCCCGTGGCCGTACAGTGATGCAGCGCGATCACCGTGAACGCGCGCCCGCAGCCGGGGCACACCCGCTTGGGAGCGCGACGCACGTAGGCGCGCGTCATGTCACACCCCCGCAAGCGAGAGCAGCACCGCGACGACCAGCCCGAGCGCGCAGACGCCCATCAGCAGCAGCGTGAGCGCCACCGAGCACCCGGCCGGTCGACCGACGCTTGGTGACTGCATGTGCCTCGACTCCTTCCGGTCGGATTTTCTTGGCGGATTTTTCAGCGGTCAGAGGAGGGGGGCATCTCTCCGCTCGCGCCTTTCGGCTGGGGAATCCGGCTTGCCCCTTCACGCGCTCCGCAGACGCGCCCACGCCACCCCGCACGGAGCGCACCGGCGCGGCTCTCTCCCGTCACCGCCCACGCACACGCCGCACGCCGCGAGCGGGTCAGCGTGTGAGTGTGCGCTACTCTCCGCCCGCCGGCGCCGCGCCTCTCGTGCCCGCTTGCGCTCGGCTTCCTGCTGCGGCGTGCTGATGCGTTCGCGCGCGCTGTTGTCCATGCTCACGAGTGCCACCACCCCCGCCGCTTGGCGACTCGCGCCCAGCAGATCAAGCCGACACCCACGAGCAGAAGCGCACACGGCACGGCTACCCATCCCCTACTTCGACGACTTCCGCATCCTCCACACACACGCCCTCCACCACGCCCGCTTCGAGCGCCTTGCGTTGCAGCTCGGCAAGCCGCGTCAGCACGTCAACGAGCGGGCGGGAGAGGTCGCCGGCGGGAGTGACCACGCCATCCACCCTGTCAGCGATGGCGATGAAGGCGCGCACGTTGCCCGCCTCTGCCTGATTCACCATCGCCTCGGCTACCACGCGCGCACGGTGTACGCCTGGCCTGTCCGGGTGCTCCTGCGCCAGCAGTTCCGCGAGCTCGTCACGCAGGGCGCGCCTGTTGCCCGCCTTCGTCATGTAGGTGATCGCGTTGACCGCTTCGCGCGCGCCCGCAGGTGTGAGGCCAGAGCCGGGGGCGGGGCGTCCATCCGGCGCTTTCACGAGGGTCCCGCTGCCAAGTATGCCGCTCGTCTGCCCCGTGCTGCCGTCCGACTGCGAGAGCGCAGCGAGGCGTGCGGCTTCTTTCGCTGCTCTCGTCTTGGCGTGACCTGCCACGGGTGCGCCCTTCGCTTCGGTCCTGCTCTCGTGTCCCCTCGGTGCGCAGTATGCGCCTCGGTGCCGAGTCGCTGTCAAGTGCGGGCGCGGGTTCGATCGAGCGGGGGCGGGGTGCGCGAGTCGTCGGGGTGCTCGTACAGCGCGAATCGGGCCGGGTGCGGTGAGAATGTACGAAGTACATTCGATACGCTCTGGCTCTTGACCTGTTCTGTTGTCTTGACCTACAGCAGGTCAAGAGCAACCAAGCGCGGGGGCGCGCCCTCGCGTGCGCGGGCACGCGTAGGAGTTCCCGCAGGTGGGAAGGGGTGCCGTGTCCTCCCGCGTCACGGTAGGCCAGATTCGACCCGATTCTCGCGTCTACCGTGTCCTGCGGGGTCACGGCACTATGTCTGACCTGCGCGTTTGTCCGGAGCCCTCGACCCGTTGTCGAGCGTTTGTGAGCGTCGTTGAGCGTGGGCGCGGGTTCTACCGTGACGCCGGGGGTCACGGCACCCGTCCTGACCTGCGGCGTTGTCCTCGCGCGCGTGAGGGGTGCCGAAGTTATCCACAGGCTTGTCCACAGGCTGCGCGTGGCGCGTGTCCGGGGATCCCCGCCGGCGGGGTGCGTCCTAGCGCGCACGGGAGCGCGCCCCCGCTCGCGCACGCGCGCACGCGTGCGCGAGAGCATCCGGCCTGTTCGGATGGGGTGCCGTGACGCGCGGGGACACGGTAGCGTCCTGCCGTTCACCGATTCGCCTCGTTGCACCGTTGTACCACGGGGTATAATCATGGTGCAGAGTCAACCGACCGAAAGGAGCGCCAGAGGTGACACTAGCAGCGACGCATGAACACAACGAGGGCGACCGCGCCGCATGGGTCGAGCACGGTTTCGAGTGCTTCGGGACCGTGATACGCGACCATACAGGCGAGGGTGCGCGGTTCGTGCAGGTCACGCCCGACGGGTGGGGTACCGCGTCCCTGTTCGTCCCGCGTTCCGACTTCACATGGACGGACGCACAAGGACCGTTCACCGCCAAGATCACCGCGCCGCGCGTGTACGCCGTGGGCATCGTCTACGACGGCGACGAGGAATGGCCGGACGAGGCGCAGCACTTCGGCTCTCTCGCGGATGCTCTCGCCTACTGCGACGACGCGGCGCGCTGGGGCGCGGGCGTGGACGCGATGCGCGTCTATGGGCGCACGGTCGGACGCGACGATTCCGCCGTGCTCGTGCAGGTCGAGAACAGGACAGAGGCCAGCGCGTGCCACCTGGCGGAGATCGCCTAGCGCGTGGGTACGGCACAGCCGGGAAAGTGACGAACGCAAAGGAGTGGGGAGCATGAAGGTCGTAGAGGTTCGCGGGTGCGTGTCGCGGGACGAGATCACCCGCCAGCAGGAGGAGGGCGCGGAGTTCGTGGCGCTCGGAGGGAACTACCACGAGCTGAGGCGCGCCGGCGAGTCGGTACGGCTCTACTTCTGGCCTGACCGCCACGTCTTCACGCTTCTGCCCGCGCAGTCGTTCTAGCGGCGCGACGTTCACGGCTGCGCCTCGGCAACGGGACGCAGACGCGAGCGCCGGAGCCCATCCGACGCCGGACGATAAGGAGGCACAGCACCATGCGAGTACGCAACATGTACGGCAGCAGCGGGCGTGAGGTACCTAATCAGTTCATCATCACGGACGACGACGGGCGCGACACGTTCCAGAGCTACACGACGACGATCGCGCGCGAGGGGAAGGACGGACATATCACGCTCGATCCGCGTTGGGACTGTTCAGTCACGACGCGGCGCTACCTCGCTGGGTTCCTCAATCGTTCGGGCAGCGGCTTCAAGCGGGAGACAGAGCAGCGCATCGCGGACGGCACCTACACCGTCGCCAATCTGAATCCCGACCGATGAGCGCCCAGCACTCGCCATGCGCTCGCGTCGGCTGTCCTGGCGGCGTGTACGGCGCGCCCGCGTGCGAGGAGATCGCCGTGAACGCGTGCCCGCTCGTGCGCTCGTGCGATGCGGCGCTCGCCGTGGGTACGGTGGCGCCGCAGCACTCGCCGGCGCGTGCGTGGCCGCTCGGCTTCGCGCTCGCGTGCGGTGTGGTCGTGTTCGTGCTCGTGATGTACGCGTTGACCGCGGCGCTCCTGGCGCTCGCGGGCTACGCGGTGAGGATCGGTTAGGACCGGACGGGTACGGCGCTGCCGCACTCGCGGCAGTGACAACGAGAGGGAGAGGGACAATGGAAGCCACGGAGAAGTACGAACGGAACGGGCTCACAGTCGCTATCCACCAGGACGAGCAGCCCATGTCGCCGGCGGAATGGGACAATCTCGGCACGCTGTACCTCGACACCGGGCGCGACAGGTACGACTTCGCGCACGAGATCGACAGTGCGCACACTGTAGCCGCGTGGGTATGGGCGCACCGGATCGCCGGTCACGCGATAGTGCCGCTTCGCTTCCACGACTACGGGAGTAGCGGTCTGGACATTCGCGAGTCGTACAACGACGCGGACGCGAACGGCTTCATAGTCGCGATGCCGGATGATGCCGCGCTCCTGGGCGTGCCGTCAGGCGACGAGGAGTGGCAGCTCCGCAACGAGCTTGCCGAGTGGAATCAGTACCTGTCGGGTGACGTGTACGGCTACACCATCACGACTCCCGAGGGGCATGTGCTCGATTCATTGTGGGGCATGTACGGTTTCGAGTACGCGAAGGAAGAAGCCGACAGCGCAGCAGACGGCTACACGGCAGACGAGGTGCGCGCGCTCGACCTGGCCGACCTGACCGCACAGCGCGATGCGCTCAACGAGAGGATCGCTGCGCTCGGCGAGGTTGCAGCATGACCCCCGCGCCCGAGTGCCCGCTACAGCGCGAGATCGTGACCGCCCGCAACGACCGCGACCGCCAGCAGGCACGCGCTGCCAAGCGCCGGCAGAGAGGCAAGCGCGCGGCGTGACGGGTACGGCAACGCGACAGCGACGGAGAACGCAGGAGGGGCGCACGGCTTGCGACCGTGCGCCCCTTGCTGGCCGCGCGACTACTCCGCGGAGAAGATACCGCCACGCTCTGGGCGCGGCGCCGCGGTGTATCCCCAAGTGAGCGTCTCCGGCTTGCCGCTCGCGTTGCGGAACACGACTCCGGCCACGGTGCCGATCTTGAGCGCGTCAGCGTCGGCCACATGCAGCGCCTCGCCGCTGATGGTAAGGAACGGATGCGCGCCTGGGGACTTCGGCACCACGAGCTCATATGCGACGTCGCCAGCGTGGAGGGACCCCAGCCCCTTCGACTTGGCCGCTTTCAGCAGCGCGCTCGCGTCCTCGGCAGAGATCGCGGCGGGTCCGGTGGGTACGGTCGCGCCGGGAAGGTCGTCGGTGGGTACGGTGGCGGCAGAGTCGTCGCCGATGGGTACGGCGGGCTCAGGCACGTCACCCGTGGGTACGGCGTCGCCAACCTCGTCACCTTCCAGCTCGTCCGGCAGATCCGCGCCCTCCTCGTCGTCGTCGGTCGGCAGGAACGGGATCTCCTCGCCGTCGTCCGTGGGTACGGTGGGAGCGGACTCGTCATCCGCGAACGGCATCGCGGCTTCGGCGCACTGTGCGACCGTGGACGGGATGGGCTCGTCGATGAGCGGATCCATCTCCCACGCGACACCGCACGAGTCGCCGTCGACGCGCAGCGGGCATGACGGCACTTCCTCGGCCGAGTGGTAGCACGGGCCCATCGCCACGAGCGGCAGCGGTTCGCCCTCGGCATCGTGCTCGGCGGCAGCCTGCGCGTCCTCGAGCGTGGTCTGTCCCTCGATCGGGCCGGTGGGTATGACCGTCTGGTAGCCCTCAAGTGTGACTGTAGCCTTGCAGCCGACCAGCCGCAGAATCTCAGCCTCATGCTGAGGTCCGAAGGCAAGCGGTACCTGCGCCGGCGCTCCCGGTGCCTTGCTGAACTTGCCGACCGTCGCCTCGAATCGAACAGTCTCCCATCTTGGGTCGTCCATCATCGTCCCTTCTGTTCTGCCACGCTCAACCTCCGCTTGAGGTTGAGTCGCAGCCCGATCGACTTCTCGCCACCGCCAACGACAGCGGCGACATGTGCCCACACCTCGTAGTCCTGCGCGAACGAGTGCCGCAGCACGGCCGCCTCGGTGCGCGGGATGTAGCCGCACTGCTGGCCGGGGAGCACGCGACCGCGTTCGTCCACGCGCCACACGCCAGCCGCGTTCGGGTCGTACTCGTTCGTCGGCTCAGGAAGGACGCGCAGCCAGTCGCCTTCGCGCACGCTCGCGAGCACCTCTTGCCGTCCCTCGAAGGTCACGCCGGCCACCTTCGTTTCGATGCGCCAGTCGTCCATCACAGCATCGCCTCCGTCCTCGATGGTAGCGCCCTGCCGTGGCCCATGCCGAGGCGGTATTCGGACCACGCAACCGATCGTGAGATCGCCTTGTTGTTCCAGTACCGAGCGAAGCGCTGCTGGTAGGGGTCGGTCTTGTCGAACGGCATCACAAACGGCATCGCGCCCAGGGATCGTAGCGTTTCCGTTCGGTAGACATCCTCGGCCTCTGTCGTGTCGAAGCCGATGAGCACGTACACCAGCACGTCGTGCAACGACGGGTAGTGCTGCTTGAGCGTGGTGATTCCCGCGACGACCTTGCTCTCCTCGCTCATCGAGTCCCAAGCGAAGTGCATGCAGCCCCACCGCTTCACGCCCATGAGCGCCTCGCACATCTCGTCCGTGAGCAGCCGCACGTCCAGCGACTCGAACGCCGTGCGTGTGCCGCGGTCGCGCAGCTCGTGACAGGTGTCCACGAACAGGTCCGGCATCGCGGTCAGGTTGTCGTCCATCAGCCGAAGGCGCGACTGACCGCGCAGGAAGTCGTCCAGCACTCCCACCTGATGCACCGCGCCGTCCTGAAGCCACACCACGCACCACGGGCAGCGACGGATGCAGCCGCGGGTGATACGCCCCATCGCGTAGGTGCAGCCGAAGAAGTCGTATGCCGGATAGCGCGCCTCGACCTCGGCCGGCAGCAGCGTCGTGAGGTCGTAGCCAGTCCCGCCGCTGACGACCTCGCAGGCCCAGGGCGTCGAATCGTCGGGCGTGAAGTCGAACACCTTGGAGCGGCGCACGACGTCGTACCGGCCCCACAGCGGCGCGGCGATCTCGACGTGATGCCCGTGCGCCCGATCGTCGGCGACGTACTTCATCAGCGCGAGGTTCGGAATCAGTGAGTCAACGGAGACGATGCCGACGTTCACAGTGCCGCCTCGATCCGGCGGCCGATGAAGGACATGACGTTGACCGCCATGCTGTTGCCGATTGCGTGGTAGCGCACGCCATCGCCTGCGTGCGGCTTCTTGTTCCACGGCACGTCGGTCCAGCCGCTACGCCTTGTCAGAGCGAAGGAGAACGAACTGGCGCTGAGTGTTTCGGCGGGAATGAATGAAGCAATGGCATTCACGACAGAGCAGCACAAGGTTTCCAGGTGAGAGTCGGAGTTCGGGGAACTTGGCTCGGCTTCCGACGTGGTGAACCTCGAATGATCGCTCTTGGGATTCGTGGTGCCGGCCGCATCGCTGGCAGGTTCCCCGATCCCGCGCCCATACAGCCGCACTGACACGCTTCCACTCTTTCGAAGTGTAGAAGGCATCATGCTCTGCGGTGATCCCGCCGCGCCAACAGTGGTTGTTGGCCCCACTGTTGTGATCGTACGCGCAAGCAGGGCTGCAAAATCGGCGGTCGCGG